GAAAAAGGCGGGCAACAGAGGTGTTCGTGGAAGACCTCCCGGAGATGCGGCGGCAATTAATGAGATGAAGGCTCGGTTATTAGCCAGTCCCAAGTCTCGAAAGGTACTAGACAGTATCGTTAACGCCGCACTGGACGATGAACACAAGAATCAAGCGGCGGCATGGAAGTTATTAATGGATCGAATGCTTCCAGTCAGTTATTTTGAAAAAGATGCAAGTGGTGGACGAGCCGCTGTCAACATTACCATCACTGGTGTTGGAGGAGAAACAACAATTACTGGTGTTGAGGAAGAAGGAGAGGTCATAGACCATGAGTGAAGCGCAACGAATCTTGAATCTAATTGCAAAAGAGAAAGATATGTCTCCTGCACTCATCGAAGATGCGATGAATAAGATTGCATTCCATGAAAGTTGGGACTCAGAGCAACGCACTGGTATTATTCCTGATCGTGTACAGATGGGTGGTGGCCCCGGACGTGGAGCATTCCAGTATGAGATTGGTGAAGGGAAGTCTGCTGAAGTAGGTCTCAACAGAATCAAAGCATTCTATAAAGATGTGCTAGGCGAAGAACCGCCAGAGTGGGTGCAAGAGTTACCTATTGATTATAATCCCGCTGAACTTTCTTTAGACCAACAACAAGTATTATTCCTTGCTGATCATCGGATGCGTCCTCGCTCTGACTTTAAGAAACTGGAGTCAATGGATGTTGATGAATGGTGGGGACGTTACCATCAAACACAGAATGATCCTACTAAACGCCGTAAGTTTAGAACTCATGCAGGATTGTATGAAGCTGAGGTAAAAGGTGAGCCGGGCTTTGAAGATATTCCAGTACCACCACAGGAGCCGGGTCGTCTGGATTTTGAGTTACCTCCGATACAGGTACAGCCTGTTGAACAGGAAGTATCGGGGGATGAATTGATGGGACGCAAGACTTACTTAGGACGTTTGTTTGACTGATTTAAAAGTAGAGCTACTCCCGTGGCAACAAGAAGTCTTTAACGACACAACTCGTTTTAAGATTGTTGCCGCAGGTAGACGTACAGGTAAATCACGACTGGCCGCATGGATGTTGATTATCTATGCACTGCAAACAAACAAAGGCCATGTGTTTTATGTTGCGCCTACTCAGGGACAGGCTCGTGATATTATGTGGCAGACGTTGCTAGAGTTAGCACACCCTGTCATCAAATCATCACACATTAACAACTTGCAAATCACTCTTATTAACGGGTGTACGATTTCGTTAAAAGGTGCTGACCGTCCAGAGACAATGCGTGGTGTCTCCCTTAAGTTCCTTGTTATGGACGAATATGCGGATATGAAGCCCTCTGTATGGGAACAGATCCTACGTCCTGCGCTTGCTGACCAGAAGGGTGATGCGATGTTCATTGGTACTCCGATGGGGCGTAACCACTTCTATGAGTTGTACCAGTATGGAGACATGGGTGACGATGAAAGTTATAAAGCGTGGCATTTCACATCTTATGACAACCCGTTACTCGATCCAGACGAAATTGATACGGCTAAGAAGTCCATGTCGAGTTATGCGTTCCGACAGGAATTCCTTGCAAGCTTTGAAGCAATGGGCAGTGAGATCTTCAAAGAAGATTGGGTTAAGTTTGACGATGAAGAGCCTGAGTTTGGTGATTACTATATTGCAGTTGACCTTGCAGGTTTTGCAGATGTTGAGTCGGCGACTAAATCCAAAAACAAAAAGCTAGACCAAACAGCGATTGCAATCGTGAAAGCCAATGAGCATGGATGGTGGGTTGCAGATATTGTTCATGGTCGGTGGGATATCAAGAAAACAGCCAAGAAGATATTTGATGCTGTTGCACGATACCAACCAGTGGCTGTAGGAATTGAAAAAGGTGCGCTGAAGAATGCAGTGCTTCCATACTTAACTGATATCATGAAGTCAGGTCAACGTTTCTTCCGCGTAGAAGAACTGACGCATGGTAACAAAAAGAAAACAGACCGTGTTGTGTGGGCATTACAAGGACGGTTTGAACACGGGCAAATAACTTTGAACAAGGGAGAGTGGAACGCCGCTTTCCTCGATGAGTTATTCCAATTTCCAAATGCCTTAGTACATGATGACTTGGTTGATGCATTAGCATACATTGATCAGTTAGCAAAAGTAGCATACACATACGAGTACGAAGAAGACGACTTTGAAATACTAGACCCCGTAGCAGGATATTAAGATGGATTACGAACAGGATTTTGCAAAAGAAGGTTCGCTTGAGAACTGGGTGATTAACAAGTGTAACACATGGCGTGATCACTACGAAGCAAATTACCAAGAAAAGTTTGATGAGTACTATCGGTTGTGGCGTGGCGTATGGTCTGCTGAAGACTCTATGCGTCAGTCAGAACGTTCACGTATTATTTCTCCTGCACTGCAACAGGCTGTTGAGTCTAGCGTTGCAGAAGTAGAGGAAGCTACCTTTGGACGTGGTAAGTTCTTTGACATCAAAGATGACATGGCTGATCCAAACCAAGGAGACATTCAACTTGTACGCGAACAGTTAACAGAAGATTTTAATTTTGTTGGTGTACGTAAACAGATTGCTGAATGCTTAATCAATGCCGCTGTCTTTGGTACTGGTGTTGCTGAGATTGTCGCAGAAGAACGTAAGGAGTTTATTCCTGCAACGCAACCAATCCTTGATGGAGAGATGCGAGCAGTTGGGGTGATGGAGCGTAACCGTACTGTATTTACTTTACGTCCTGTACTACCACAGAACTTCTTAATTGATCCTGTTGCTACCAATATCCAAGAAGCATTAGGTGTTGCAATTGACGAGTTTGTTCCTTATCACCAAGTTAAGATTCTGCAAGAGCAGGGTGTGTATAATGATGTTGAAGTTGGTACAGCCGCACCAGACAGCGACTTAGAGCCAGATCAAGATCTCACTGTACACTTTGAAGACAAGGTACGCTTAACGAAGTACTATGGTCTTGTACCTCGTGACTTGTTTGAAGCAACCGTGTATGAGATGGAAGATGAAGATATTTCTGAGGAAGGTACAGAGTACGTAGAAGCAATGGTTGTTATTGCAAACGGCGGTACTCTTCTTAAGGCTGAAGCAAACCCATACATGATGGAAGATCGTCCTGTTGTTGCATTCCCTTGGGATATCGTACCGGGTCGCTTCTGGGGTCGTGGTGTCTGTGAGAAAGGCTACAACGCACAGAAAGCTTTGGATACAGAACTACGTGCCCGTATTGATGCACTGAGCTTAACTGTACATCCAATGATGGCTGTTGATGCGTCACGTCTTCCTCGTGGTGCAAAGCTTGAGGTACGTCCGGGCAAAGCGATTCTTACGAATGGTAACCCTGCAGAGATTCTACAGCCATTTAACTTTGGTCAATTAGATCCGAATACCTTTAACCAGTCTGCATCGCTACAGCAGATGGTACAGATGGCTACAGGTGCTATTGATGCCGCAGGTATTCCGGGTTCTATCAATGGTGATGCAACAGCGGCAGGTATCTCAATGTCACTAGGTGCAATCATTAAGCGTCACAAGCGTACATTGATTAACTTCCAAGAATCATTCTTGATTCCTATGGTCGCAAAAGTTGCACATCGTTACATGCAGTTTGACCCAGAACGTTATCCTGCAAAAGACTTTAAGTTTATTACAACATCATCACTGGGTATTATTGCTCGTGAGTATGAGGTTACTCAATTAGTTCAATTGTTACAAACAATGTCACCTGAGTCTCCAATGTACCCAATGTTGATTGAGTCAATTGTGGATAACATGAACTTGTCTAACCGTGAAGAAATTATCCAACGTTTGCGTGAAGCAAATCAGCCTGATCCAAATCAACAAGCAATGCAACAGCAAGTTATGGAAATGGAGATTGCTCAGAAGCAAGCAACGATTGCAAACATCCAAGCACAGAACGAAGAGATCATGTCTCGTGTGCGTCAGAATGAAGTTGAAACACAACTACTACCAGAAGATTCTCAGACTAAGCGTATTGCGGCTATGGCTAAGGGCATGACAAACGTAGATGAGACTGATAAAGAATTTGAGCGTAGAGCTAAACTTGCGGAGCTTGTGCTCAAAGAACGTGAAATCGCAAGTAAAGAAGATATTGTTGAGCAACAAATGAGGCAAGCTAATGGTAACTAAGCAAGACGTGGACAACATTCTCCAACAAGTGAATGCCATATTGCAGAGATTAGACGACAGAATCTCCGCATTAGAAGCGGAGAATAAGAAGCCTACTACCACAAGGAATACAAAAAGTCAAGCAAAAGACTTGACAAATGACTAAAAGTATGGTATAATATTTGCATCAATTTACAGGAGAAACTCATTGAGTCCTGAAGAAGAAAAATATTATGAAAATTATCTTGACTTATTCTTACATCCGGGTTGGAAACAATTCGTAGAAGAAGCGCAAGAGACTCTTGATACACATATCATTGAAGATATCAAGAGTGAAAAAGAATTATTCCACTTACAAGGACAACGCACAGCACTATTGAATATCGTGCGCTTTGAGACTGGAATAAAAAATGCATTTGACATGGAGTCTAACAATGATTAGGCGATATGATTTTAAATGCACCAACTGTCAACACATCGAAGAGCAGTGGGTAGATTCATCTGATGAGTTTGCTACTTGTCCTGAGTGTGGAGACACAGCACAGCGGATAATCTCCGCGATCCGAACACATTTCGTTGGTTCAGGTTGGCCTGATAAAGACGATGCGTGGGCTAAGGATCACGAGAGAGCCGCTAAAAGATCACATCCATAATGCTACGGCACGGAGTTTAAAAATATGGCACGTTTTTTAGATGCTAGTCCCGAAGAACTTGAGGACGGAGAAGAATACTCTCCAATTGAAGAAGAGCAGAATCCGATAGAGGAACAACCTGCAGAACCAGAAGAGATACAAGAAGCCCAAGAAGAAGATGATATCCCTGAAAAGTATCAGGGCAAGGACATTAAAGATATTGTCCGAATGCATCAAGAGGCTGAGAAACTTCTGGGTAAGCAATCTTCAGAGGTAGGTGAACTCCGAAAGATAGTTGACGATTTCGTTAAGACACAGCTAGAAGCCAAGAATAGCCCACAAGAAACTGTCGAAGACTTTGACATCTTTGACGATCCTGATAAGTACATTGAGAACAAACTTGCTAATCATCCGAAGATCAAAGAAGCTGAAGAGCTTTCTCGTCAGATGAAACAAGCAGAGATTTTCAACAAGCTCCAAGCGAGTCATCCAGATTTTCGTGAGATTATCCAAGATGAAAAGTTTGGTGAGTGGGTTGCAAAATCTAAAGTGCGTACTGAATTGTACCAACGAGCAGATCAAAAGTTTGACTTTGATAGTGCTGATGAACTTCTCACGTTGTGGAAAGAACGTCAGAACTTAGTAAAAGAAACTACTGAGATGCAAGAGACTGATCGTAAACGCCAATTGAAGTCAGCTTCTACTGGTAATGCGAAAGGGTCAGGAGAGTCACCAAGTCGTAAAATCTATCGACGTGCTGATATTATTAAACTTATGCAAACTGACCCAAAGAGATACCAAGCCTTAAGTGACGAGATCATGGCGGCATACTCAGAGGGTCGTGTCAAATAGTGTTAAGGAGAATTTAACATGGCACTGGGTACTAACCACGTCACCAATACAACTGGTGCAACTTTCATTCCAGAAATCTGGTCTGATGAAATCATCGCGGCATACGAGAAGTCACTCGTTCTTGCTAACCTTGTAAACCGTATGCCTATGACTGGCAAGAAGGGTGATACTCTTCACATCCCTAAGCCAACTCGTGGCAATGCATCTGCTAAGTCTGCTGAAACTCAGGTAACACTGATCGCGGCAACTGAGTCAGAAGTACAAGTTACTGTTGACAAGCACTACGAATACTCACGTCTGATTGAAGATATTACTGATGTACAAGCTCTTGCTTCTATGCGTCAGTTCTACACTTCAGACGCAGGCTATGCTCTTGCTAAGCAGGTTGATACTGACCTGTTCGCATTGGGTAAGTCACTGGGCGATTCTGACGGTGCTGACTGGGTTCACAGCAACTCATTCTACATGGATGCTTCTTCAGGTTTGACAGCTTACGCTGTTGACACTGTTGCGGCGGCTGACATCTTCTCTGACGATGCGTTCCGCGCGGCTGTCAAAGAACTCGATGACGCTGACGTTCCTATGGACGGACGCTTCCTTGTTGTTCCTCCTTCAGTAGTACAAACTATCCGTGGTATTACTCGTTACAACTCATCTGATTTCGTATCAGGTCAGCCTACTGTAAACGGTAACATCGGATCACTGTACGGTATCGACATCTACGTTTCTACAAACTGCCCTATCGTTGAAACTGCCGCAGACAATGCCGCAGGCGGCGACTTGAAAGCAGGTCTGTTGGGTCACAAAGACGCAATGGTATTTGCAGAGCAGATGGGTGTTCGTACTCAAACTCAGTACAAGCAAGAATACCTTGGTGACTTGTTCACTGCAGACACACTCTACGGTGTGAAGGTCTTGCGTCCTGAATCAGCATTGGCTTTGATCTTCAACGCTTAATGCTATCTAGCCCCTCTCCGGAGGGGCTTCCTAATTCTTTTTAACTGGAGAGACACATGGCGATTTATCGTGGAGCAGGTGGTGCAGGTGATGCAACCAATGACATTACGATTAACCGTGTTACAGAACTAACACAAGATGCGGAAACTGCCGCAACTAACGCCGCCTCTTCAGCTACCTCAGCCGCCTCTAGTGCCACGAGTGCATCAACCTCTGCGACTAATGCGGCTACTTCAGCAACTGCTTCTGCATCATCAGCAACTGCGGCGGCATCATCTGCTACCTCAGCGGCTACATCAGCGACAGCGGCTCAGACTGCTCAGACTGCCGCAGAAGCGGCTCAAACAGCGGCAGAGACTGCAGAGACTAATGCATCAACTTCAGCCTCGTCAGCGGCTTCTAGTGCAACCTCAGCGTCTACATCAGCGACTAATGCGGCTACGTCTGCTACCAATGCGGCAACATCTGCAACTGAAGCAAGCAACTCTGCAACTGCGGCGGCTACAAGTGAAACCAATGCGGCCACTTCTGCAACCAATGCCGCTACATCAGCCACTAACGCATCGACAGCACAGACAGCGGCAGAAGCCGCAAGAGATGCTACACTAGCCGCATACGATAGTTTTGATGATCGTTACCTTGGTGCTAAAGCATCTGATCCTACAGTAGACAATGATGGTAATGCTCTAGTTGCAGGGTCTTTATATTTTAATACTACTGATGGAGTAATGAAGCTCTACAACGGTAGTGCTTGGGTAGCCGCCTATGTGTCTGGTGCAGACTACCTCGCAAAAGCAAACAATCTTTCTGATCTACCATCTGCATCGACTGCTCGTACAAACTTAGGACTAGGCACAGCCGCTACACTAGACGTAGGCACTGGTGCAAATAACATTGTACAGCTTGATGGGACTGGTGCGCTTCCTGCGGTAGACGGTAGCAACCTCACCAATGTTTCCTCTGTGGCAACCCTGAATGACCTCACTGATGTAGACACTACAGGCGTTGCTAACGGTGAAACCATTGTGTACAACTCAGGTACTAGCTCTTGGGAACCCGGTACAGCAGGTGGTAATACAACTACCTTTGGGCTGTGGGAACACGCTAATACAATCTCTGCAAACTACAGCATCACCTCTGGTAACAATGCTGTTGCGGCAGGGCCAATTACAATTAACTCAGGTATCACGGTGACGATTCCTACTGGATCAAGATGGGCGGTGATTTAAGATGACTGTAACGATTAACGGTACAACAGGTGTGGTAGCTCCTGAAAACAAAATGGAACTTGGATACTTCTCCAATGACGATAGCGTTGACACAGCAATTACAATCCCAACAGGTGATAATGCGGCCATTGTTGGCCCTGTGACGGTGAATGAAACAATTACAGTGAATGGAACTCTGACGGTGATCTAATGGCTAGTGAACTTTATGTAGAAACCCTGAAGGGTCTAACAAGTGGCGCAAATGCCAACAAGGTGATTATACCGTCTGGGCAGACGTTGGATATTACTGACTGGTCACCTCCTGCGGGTACTGTCATCGGGCATCATCATCACACGTTTTCAACTCAACAACAAAGCACGTCTGATACGTTTGCTGATGTAGGTGATAGTTCATTTTCTTATACGCCTAAATCAGACAACAGTTATCTATATATTACAGTCAACGCACATATCAATGTGTTTGCATCAAGCGACACTTCAGCAGGCGGAGCGTTCAATGTACTAGTAGATGGAACAGCTATTAATGAAGTCGGTGCTAACGCCTATGAAATTTTTTCTGGTAGACCAAGTAGCCAAGAAATAAACGAATACGCACGGTATATCAAACAAGTCAGGTATACCAATACATCAACGTCTGCCAAAACAATTAAGTTGAATTATAGGAAGTATGGTGGAACACGGATTACGTTTAATTTGAATAGTAATTTCACTACCTCAATTACAGTTCTGGAGATCGCAGGATGAGCAAAATCTATGTAGATGAAATTGCCGGTATTGCCTCTGCGGACACTGTTGCGATTCCGGGTCATGTGATTCAGGTTGTCAACGTATCAACAACTACTCAAGTCCAAACCTCTTCAAGCTCAGATACTGATACAGGTTTAACAGCCTCTATTACGCCAACTAGCACATCAAGTAAGATTTTAGTTATTGCCACTGTTATGGGCTGTTATCGTCACACAGACAGCGCATCAACAAGATTACATTTACGTTTAAAACGTGATGGAACAACTATTAATGATTCAGGCGGTAATTTTGCACTAAATTCTACTTCAGTGCGTATGAGAGGCGAAATTTCCATGTCACAGCTAGACAGCCCAAGCACAACTTCTGAGGTTGAGTACAAGATTGCTCTCAGTAGTGATGAAGGGTTGTCGTATGTTGCTGTTCAGAAGGATGGCAACTCAGGCAGAAGTTCAATAACACTCATGGAGATCGCAGGATAATGGCTAGTATCATCAAGGTAGATCAAATCCAGACTGCGGCAGGCGGTACTCCAACAGCGGCTGACTTAGGGATCAATGTTGGAGGAAATGTCTTACAAGTCGTCCAAGCTCTAAAAACAGATACATTCACATCAACTGCGATTATGCCTACGTTTGCAGACATTACTGGGTTAAGCGCAAGCATTACTCCAACAAGCACCTCAAGCAAAATTTTAGTTATTTGTAATGGCGGGTACGGTGTTTCCTCACCAAATTACGGTGCGGCGATACGACTTGTACGAGGCTCTACTCCAATTGCTATCGGAGATCAGAGGGGTTCTGAAACAAGAGCTTCTGCGGCGACCCCTGTTCCGGGTGTTGGATGGATGCAAATGTTCAACGTAACTTACTTAGACTCACCAAATACAACAGCAGCAACAACGTACAAGGCTCAACTCAGTGTTGAATCAGCTATCACAAGCATTATAGGCGGGAGTTGGAACTCTGGTGCGGCGTATAACGCAAGCGTTCCATCTATGCTAATACTCATGGAAATCGCAGGCTAAAGGAGAAACACATGGCAAGCGTATCACAAGCCCTAAGTGAATTAGGCATCACAGAATGGGTTCTCCGTGGAGAGCCTACAACAGAATCAGAGTTCAACCAGATGTTCCGCAAGGTCACTGGAGCAGACGACAATGGTAGTGCTATTGAGTCGGCGAATCAGGCAGACTGGGGCGTAGACTGGGCAACAGTATCAGCCAAGGTCACTGAACTGACAGCGGCAGAGCCTATGAAGGCATTGCGTGAAGAGCGTAACCGCCGTATCGCTCAAACAGACTGGATGGCACTTGGCGATGTTACAATGTCAGATGCGTGGGCAACCTATCGTCAGGCGCTACGCGACATTACCGATACATACAGCTCACTAGACGATGTGGTGTGGCCTACTAAACCGGAGTAAGACATGGCTTACATAGGTAGATTCTCAAACAACGTAGCCGTCCGGCAGACGTACTTTTATACCGCTACTGGCGGAGAGACGTCGCTGTCTGGTGCTGACGATAACAGCAACCCACTTGTTTTTACTGATGGTACTTACGTTGACGTCTACCTGAACGGCGTGCTTCTGGTTAAAGATACGGATTACAACGTCAACACAGCGAATACAATTGCTGGCCTTTCCGCCCTATCTGCGAGCGATGTGGTCGAGATCGTTGTGTATGACATATTTAGCATCGCTGGGCTTTCTAGCTACACGAAAACTCAGAAGGTTCCTTTTTACAAATCTGACAGCACTTTGGATACAATTAGCCTAACGTCGGATGACAAAATTCCATTTACTAAATCAGACGGGTCAGCAAGCAACGTCCCGTTAACGAATTGAGGTGAAGCATGGCTAAGTTAGTCAAATCCATATACACAGGTTCGGATGTCACGGCGCTTGGCGAACTCACTGCTGCTGACACTATCGAAGGAGACATCACTTTTGCTGCTGACGTAGATGTCAACGGTGCGGCGACTGGCACAGTAACAGCCGATAACGATGGCTCGTTTGATATGGCTGTCGGTAACTTCTTTACATGTACGCCAACAGGCGCAATCGACCTGACCTTTACAAACGAAACAGCGGGCCAGTCTGGGATTATCTTGTTGGTCAATACGACTCCACAAGTTGTTACAGTTTCGCCAGATGTCTGGTTATCAGATGCTGACCTTACTGCGATCAACGCGGCGGGTACTTACCTAATCGGATACTTCTGCCCAGACGGTGTTAACGTATACTTATCAGCGACACCTGCTTTGACTGAGGGGGCGTAATGTCTCTTATACCTGTACCAGCAGCCATGCAAGCCGCCACTCGCGGCTTCTACCCCAAGGTCATCAATGGGTCTTTGCGATTCAACGATGATGACAGTGCGTACCTGAGTTATAGATTTGCGGCAGGTAATCAAAAAGTTTGGACTTGGAGTGGTTGGGTTAAGCGTGGAAATTTAACCGGATCGTCTCAGCAGTTAATGGCAAGACGTAATTCAACCAATTCAGAAAGACTTAGTTTAGCTTTTGATTCATCAGATAAATTAACATTTCTATCTATAACTGGTGGAACTACGGTTGGTGATATTCAAACAAACGCCGTCTTTCGTGACCCATCGGCTTGGTATCACGTTGTATATGCGTTAGATGCGGCAAATACTTCTCTAAAGATTTATGTTAATGGTGTAGAACAGTCTGTTAATGTTACTACCGCAATATCAAATACCGACCATCAGTTCAATGCCCTTAACGCCATTGCAGAATTAGGTAGATTGCCTAATGCGGCAGTTGCATATCTTGACGGTTACCTAGCCGATGTACACTTCATTGACGGCCAAGCACTCACAGCAGACGACTTTGGCGAGCTAAAGAATGGCGTATGGGTTGCTAAAGACTACGCAGGAACTTACGGCACGAATGGCTTTTACCTGACCTTTGAAGACGACACAGAGGTAGAGGCGTTTAATACTGTTTTGTACAGAGGTAATGGTGGTACGCAGAGTATTACTGGCGTTGGCTTCTCACCTGACCTAGTGTGGGCAAAAAAACGTGGCTCTACTGCCGCAAGTCATCGTTTATTAGACACAGTGCGTGGCGTTCAAAAGAATTTGTATTCTGATTTGACTAGTGCAGAACAAACGCAAAACAGTGTTATTTCTTTTGACTCGGATGGATTTACTGTTGGCGATAGCGCAGGAACTAACGGATCAGGAGACACTTTCGTTGCTTGGTGTTGGGACGCAGGGGCTAACAACGCAGTCACAGGTCATTCGTCTGTTATTTATACTGGTAATGGCGGTACGCAGAAGATCAGTGGATTTGGCTTTAGCCCTGACTTGGTATGGATCAAGGATCGCAGTAATGCTAGAGACTCAGTAATTTTTGATACGGTAAGAGGTGCCGCAAATTATTTAAGAAGCGCATCCACAGCCGCTGAAGGAACGTCAACAACAACTTTATCGTCTTTCGACAAAGATGGTTTTATATTGGGTAATAATGCGGCTAATAATAATACAAGCGAAACCTATGTAGCTTGGGGTTGGGACGCAGGAGACAGCGATCCTGTATCAAACACTGATGGTTCTATTACATCGACTGTAAAGGCTTCAACGACTAATGGATTTAGTATTGTTAGTTGGACTGGTACTGGAACCGCAGGAACTATTGGTCACGGCTTGGCTGAGGCGCCTACTTTTATTATTGCCAAGTGTAGAACGTTTAATACAGCTACGGGTAGTGGTACGCATTGGCCTGTTTATCATACCGGCGTCGGACCAAGTGATATTCCATATTTAAGTAGAGATGTAGCGCCTATTAGTGCTGCCCAAGTGTGGAATGCTACTGCACCAACTGGAGCAAGCGATGCCATTCCTTCGGTATTCAGCGTGGGTACCAATGTAAATACTAACGCAGCACCTACTGGTGGTACTGCGGACTATGTTGCCTACTGTTGGCACGATGTAACTGGCAAGCAGAAGTTTGGCACATACACTGGAAATAATACGGCAACAGGCCCGACAGTGGACTTAGGATTCCGTCCGGGCTTTGTAATGATTAAGAACGCTGACGGTACTGGCAACTGGAATATCTTTGACGGATCACGATTCCCATTTGCGGATAATGACTTGTTCCTGAGAGCAAACTTAGCTAATGCTGAAGTTGATGGCTCTGGAGAAGGTGCCGATGCGTATGAGGTTGAGTTTACATCAACAGGGTTCATTCCTAAAGCATCTGGAGCATCTAGCCGTAGTCAGGTAAACGGTAGTGGTACATACATCTATGCCGCTTTCGCAGGTAGCTACTCAGACTACATCACTGACTACAACACAGATGGCTCTATTGACAGCCGTGTGAAGGCTAGTGATACCACTGGGTTTAGTATGGTTAGCTACACTGGTAGCACATCTGAATCTGTCGGACATGGTTTAAGTTCTGCTCCTAAGTTTATAATTGTTAAGGATCGTAGTGCCGCATCATCGTGGGCTGTTTACCACCAAAGTGTCCAAGATACGACTGCTAATGGGTTCTTAGAACTTAACTCAACTGCCGCTGTGCAGACTGGCAGTAACCCAAGATTCTTGTCAGGAACAGCAGGAACTTCACAGCCCACAAGTACAGTGTTTTATGTGAACAACTACTCTGGTTCATCGACAAACAATACAGGTAACGACTACATCGCCTACTGTTGGACAGAAACCACTGGCTACTCAAAGTTTGGAAGCTATAACGGTGACTCAACTACTGATGGGTCACACGAGATTAACGTAGGTTTCAAACCTGCAATGGTTATCATTAAACACGCTACTGGTGCATACAACGGTGATTGGTTCTTATACGACAATACTCGTGACGTTCCTAATGGTGATAGCTACTTACGTCCTAACTTGTCATCAGCAGAAACCGCTAACGGTGGAATGTTGCAACTAACTGATACTGGCTTTGCTTTCTACACCAACTCAGGTAGTCACAATCAGTCAGGCTTTGGTTACATCTATGCCGCCTTTGCAGACACCCGTGAAGCCGCTTTCTGGCTAGATCAGTCTGGTAACGACAACGACTGGCAACCTGTGAATCTGGATCATAACGATACAGTGGCAGATAGTCCTACGGATAACTTTGCTACTTGGAATCCATTGGCGAAACTAGGATCAGTTGCACTTCCAACATTCAGTGATGGCAACCTAACTCTGACCACAAACGCATCAGTAGACACAATGGCTGTTGCTACAATGGGTATTACTTCTGGTACGTTCTACTATGAAGCAACCCTGCGGTCAGCGAATACTTATCACCAGTTTGGTGTAGCATCCAAGACTGATTCAATTACAACTAGCACAGATCGTGTAACTTACTTTGGCTTTAATGGTTACATCTACAATAACGCTACATCAACAGGCGGTTATGGAACTAATAGCGCAGGAGATGTACTTGGTGTAGCTTGTGATGCTGATGCAGGAACAGTGAAGTTTTACCTGAACAACACATTGTTAAGTACGGAAAGTTGGACTTCTAACACTGGCTTGTATATTCCATTTATGGCGGGTTCAAACGGAACATACACAGCAGATGTAAATTTCGGCCAACAACCCTTTAAGTACGATCCACCGGCATAAGGAGAAGGAATTATGGCATATAACAAATTATCCACTGCTAACCTTCCTGATCCTGTCATTGATCCTGCGACTGGTAGTAGCCCTGGAGATTACTTTAATACTGTGTTGTATACGGGTGATGATGTTGATGGACGCAACATCACTGGCGTAGGCTTTGATCCTGATTTTGTGTGGATTAAAAGCCGTAGTCTTGCAACAAGTCATTTACTAAACGATGTAATTCGTGGTGGTAACGCAACACTGTTTTCAGAAGCAACTTATGCTGAGACAGCAAACAACGGTGGTGGTTACCTAAGCGGCTTCGTTACCGATGGGTTTTCTGTTACTTCAGGATCATCTGGTGATAATGCTGTTAATAATACAGGTTCTACTTACGCATCTTGGAACTGGAAAGCCAATGGATCAGGCGTAAGCAACACTGATGGCGACATAACAAGCACAGTCAGCGCAAACACTGATGCGGGCTTTTCAATCACGCTCTACACTGGGGATGGCACTAATGGAACAAGAACTGTTGGTCACGGTCTATCTCAGAGTCCTGAGTTTGTCATAGTAAAAAATAGAGATGTAGTTCAAGACTGGATGGTTTGGACGCATGATTTGCCAGCTACTGAAAACTTACGTCTTAACACTACGGATGCTGCAAGTACCCCTTCCAATCGAATTAATTCAGCAAGCTCAACGACTGTCGAACTCAACGCCGATTCTGGAACTAAAGTTAATTCTTTGGGCGATAATTTTGTCATGTACTGCTTCCACTCAGTCGAAGGCTTCAGCAAGATTGGTAGCTATGTCGGCAACGGTAGTACAGATGGCCCGTTTGTGTACACAGGGTTTAGACCTGCTTTCATTATGAGCAAGAGGACAGATAGCACTGGTGATTGGCATATGTATGATGTTAAACGTGATACATACAATTACGTTCATAATGCGATATGGGCAAACTACTCTAGTGCTGAGTATGACTATGGAGCAACTCAGGTCTGGGATATTTTATCCAATGGATTTAAGGCTAGAACTTCTAGCGTAATTAATAACAGTTCGGGTGCAACCTACATCTACATGGCATTTGCCGAACAACCCATGAAATTTAGTAATGCGAGGTAACAACTAATGTGGACTTATCTAGGAAAGCGGGTCCGCGAAGGGCGGATTTGGACAGACAACGAAGGACGCCGGTATCCACCACAGTGGTGGGGTGCTACCTCCTATGACGATAAGGTTTCTCTTGGGCTTGTATGGGTAAATGACCCCGCGCCTTACGATAACCGTTTCTACTGGGATGCGAACACACCTAAGAACATTGAAGACGTTGATGCAGTCGATGAAGACGGCAATCCAGTCCTTGATGAAGATGGTGTGCAAATTGTTACAAAGGGTCTGAAGTCACAAGCCATTGCACAGACTAAAGTCACAGCAGGATCGCTTCTAGCTCCGACAGACTGGATGGTGATTAAGGCGGCTGAGGTTGAAGGCTTCTCTGTCCCTGCTGAGGTCACTACATACCGAGCTGCTGTGCGTACTGCATCGAATGACATTGAGGCGGCGATTACTGCGTGCACTACACATGATGCGTTCATGGCGCTGTATACTACGCCTGTAGACGAGAACGGTGATCCAACTGGGCCAGCGCCAATCAATGCGTGGCCGGAGGCTATCTAAATGGCAATCAGTAAGATTGGTGCTAACGCTATTGCTTCTGGCGCAGTCCCAGACGAGGTTACTAAGTCTGCTTCTGCTCCCTCTTCACCAACCGCAGGCGATATTTGGTACGACACTACAAATGATTTGATGAAGCATTGGGATGGTAGTGATTGGGTTCAAATGTCCAACACATTCAACGCAACTGGTGGCACAGAGGTTACTTCTGGTGGCTATAAGTATCATACGTTCACAACGTCAGACACGTTCAGCGTTACCTCAGGCTCAGAGAGTGTCGAGTATTTAATCATCGCAGGCGGTGGCGGTGGCGGTCAATTTTATGGCGCTGGCGGTGGCGCGGGCGGCTTATTGAGTGGCACATATACCGCTACCGCAGGTAGCTACAGCATCCAAATTGGTGCTGGAGGAGCTGCTAAAACTATCAACCAAAACGTAGCTCCTGATAACGGAGGTGATTCTACTGCATTTGGACTGACTGCGATTGGCGGAGGCGGAGGCGGAGGCAACTTCACTGCTTCAAACGGCCTCGGCCAGTCTGGTGGATCAGGTGGAGGTTCTAAAGCATCTGGTGGTTCTGGTGGTTCTGGTACATCAGGTCAAGGTAATGACGGTGGTGATGGTACTGATGGTGTTTATTGCGGCGGTGGTGGAGGAGCCGGTGGAGCCGGTGGAACCGGAGTTGCAGGAACATCAGCCGGGGACGGAGGTGCAGGAACGACTGCATATTCTACTTGGGCTACAGCCACATCAACAGGAGTCTCTGGATATTACGCAAGTGGTGGCCCCGGAGGTGGAGGTACTAATGATGCACACGGAGACTATTCACCGGGAGCAGGTATTGGTTTAACCCACGCCACTGCTAACACAGGCTCTGGAGGCTCTGGTGGCGGGCAAGGTGATTACACTAGTTCTGGAGCGTTATCTTCATCTAACGGCGGTAGCGGTATTGTGATTATTAGATATGCAGTTTAAAGGAAACAAACAATGGGACACTTTGCAAAAGTAGTAGATGGTAAGGTAGCAAAAGTCATTGTTGCTGAACCAGAATTTTTTGAAACATTCGTAGACGATTCACCGGGTAAATGGATTCAGACATCCTATAACACTCGTGGTGGCGTCCACTACGATCCTGCGACTGGTGAGCCGTCTGCAGATCAGAGCAAGGCGCTGCGTAAGAACTACGCTGGTAAGGGTTACACATATGACGCAACTCGTGATGCGTTTATTCCACCTCAGCCATACGCTAGCTGGACACTAAATGACGATAGCTGCCTATGGGAAGCACCTGTTGCATACCCAACTGATGGTAAGATGTACCAGTGGGACGAAGACACAACCAACTGGGTTGAAGTTGTAGGAGAGTAAGATGAGCAAGGCGCGTGGTATTTCTAATCTCGTAGACACAAACGGTGATGTGGTTGCCGGTGCGCTTGATAATGCTCCTGATCCCATAACTAAATCTTCGTCTGACCCAACTATTTCTACTAACGGAACGCTGGGGGATGTGTTTGTTAACACCACATCTGGTGAAATGTTTGTTCTCACTGATGCCACTACAGATAACAATGTGTGGACTAACGTAGGGGATGGATCAGGTGCGATTGGTCCTTATGCTATTTCTTACGTTGTCGTCGGTGGCGGCGGCGGTTCCGGGCAAGACCGTGGTGGCGGTGGCGGCGCAGGTGGATACCGTAATTCCTATGCTTCAGAAACCTCTGGACGTAATTCTTCGACGGAGACTCCACTATCGGTTCTTGCAGGAACAGTTTTAACCATCACTGTTGGCGGCGGCGGTTCACCGAGCGCGGCAAGCAACACTGCTGTTGGTGGTAACGGCGAGGAATCTAAGATTGAAGGTACTGGAATCAACATCGTTGCATCAGGTGGCGGTGGCGGCGGGTCGCAAGCCGCTGAAGGTGCTGATGGTGGATCTGGCGGGGGTAACGGCTCTGGTAAAGATGTTGCTGCAGGTGGCGCGGGGACTAGCGGCCAAGGTTTTGATGGTGGTCAGGGTTACGCCACAGAATCTGGCTCATACCTTCGTCAAGGCGGTGGCGGTGGCGGTGCCTCAGAAGATGGCGTGACTGGTACTTCTTCTGTTAGAGCAGATGGTGGTGACGGACTTACAACAAACATTAAAGGGACCGGCTCTCCACTTACTCTTGCTGGAGGTGGTGCAGGGGGCTTGCAATCCGGTACAGGCATCGGCGGTGCAGGTGGTGGCGGTAACACCAACGTAGATGGTGGCACTAACACCGGAGGCGGTGCAGGTGGTGGCGGTGATTCATCTGCGGGTAAAACAGGCGGTTCAGGCATTGTTATTCTTCGTATGGCTACAGCGGATTACTCTGGTACTTACACTGGAGCTGGAGTCACGACAGGGACCGACGGTTCAGATACATACTTAGTGTTCACTCAATCTGGCACATACACAGCGTAGGAGGCTAGATGTTTAGCGCCTTTCCTTTTGCCTCAAGTGCTTACTCGAGCACACCCATATCCGTTGAGGTAAATGTAACGGGGCTAGCGGCTGTCTCCGCGTTAGGCACAACCACTGTAACTGCATACGCTAACCACACAGAAACAGGCTTAGAAGCTACATCTACGCTGGGCACAACTACAATAACTGCCGATGCAAGTGCGACTGAAACGGGCCTAGAAGCTACAGGTGCGGCTGGCTCCGTCACCATAACAGCCGATGCAAGCGTTACTGAAACCGGACTTCTAGCTACTGCAGCACTTGGTAACGAAGGTGTTGGCGCTGAAGCAAATATCTCCGAAACAGGACTAGAAGGCACATCAGCCCTTGCGTCTGTAACAGTAACAGCCGATGCAAACCATACGGAAACCGGCTTAGAAGCTGTATCTGCTCTTGGCACCGAAACTGTACGGATCGTATTTAATTTCAACGTAGTTGGCTTGGAAGCCACTGGTGCTACTGGTACGGTGACTGTAACAGCCGATGCTAACACCACAGAAACTGGCGTAGAAGCAACTGGAGCTGTAGGCACTGCCACTGTACAGGCAGGAGCGAGCGTCACGGAAACTGGCGTAGAAGTCACAGGCGCAGTTGGCTCAGTCACAGTCACAGCAGACGCAAGTCACGCGGCTGTCGGTGTTAATGCAAGTGCATTACTTGGTAGCGAAACTGTTAGTGCAGAGGCGCAAATCACCGAGACTGGACTTGGAGCTACTGGCGTAGTTGGTAGCGAAACAGTTGATGCAGCGGCTAATGTCACTGTACTTGGTCTAGTAGCTGCAGGTACACTAGGCGAAACATTCGTTTGGAGCTTGGTGGATGACGCCCAGACTTCAAGCTGGGTAGATGTAGATGATTCACAGAGCACCACGTGGACACTCGTGGATGACGGCAACACGGTAACGTGGGTTGAGATTAAAACGTAGGTGAGATATGGCGAGTTCATACAGTAACAATCTGAAAATCGAATTGATGACTACAGGTGAGAAAGCCACCACTTGGGGATCAGTAACAAACACAAACCTAGGCACTGCCTTAGAAGAAGCGATTGTTGGCTCTGCTGACGTTACATTCTCAAGTGGCGATCTCTCGATCAGCCTAACTAATTCAAACTCGACACAGACCGCACGCCACGTACGTCTCAACCTGACGGGTACTACTGGAGGCACAGCACGCACACTCACAGTGCCTGATGTCGAGAAGACTTACATTATTAACAATGGCTGTGCGGACGCTGTAGCTATCTCTAACTCAACTGGCTCGACTGTCTCTGTCCCCGCCGGTAAAACAATGTGGGTGTATTCGACTGGATCTAACGTCGTAGACGTAACTACACACGTTACATCTCTTACAGTAGGCGCAAGCGCCGATCCAGTAGTCACAGAAGCTGCGACCCAGACGCTGACTAACAAGACTCTGACGTCTCCAACGATCACTACAGGTTCACTAGGGGACAGCACGGCGACTACACAGACTGCGGGCGACAACTCAACTAAAGTGGCTACAACTGCTTACGTCGATGCGGCTACAGGCTCGCTAGGTACTATTTCTACACAGAACTCAGATAGCGTAAGTATCACAGGTGGCTCAGTCTCTGCCACTTTGTCAGGTGATGGCTCTAGTATCACAGCGTTGAACGCTACGCAGTTGACATCAGGCACAGTGCCAGCCGCACGCATACCGGCTGCTACAAGCACAACATTGGGTGGGGTCAAGGTGTCCCTGTCTGGTTCCACACTAACTATTAGTACGAGCTAACTATGGCTATTGTGTTTAACGGCACTACGCTGAACTGGTATACGAACACCATCATTGCTGACGGTACTACTGTGTCTAGCCCTACTGCTGTTGGGGATGTGTATTTTGGTGCGACTAAGGTTCATGGATTAGATCCTGCTTGGGACTATACACAGCTTTATAGTTTCGGGCTTGCCCCCGATTCTGGGTATTTTGAATCCACAATCATTCCTACTTTGCTCAGCACATACGCCGCTGCTTTTGAAGACTCTGGATATGAGACAGGACCCGGCGGGGATACTCGTTGGTATTACAATCTATACGAAGGCTACCGCATGCGTACATCCGACGGCACGTTTTATGGTGGCGACGATAACCTATATTGGAACAGTAAATACTGGACTGGCTATTTGTGGGAAGGCCGTACTGTGACTGGCGCAAGTACATCACACAATGGCGGAACAAACTGTTACCTCGATAGGAATAATGGCATATGAAAGAAGTCATTGAAGCCTACAAAGATGGGGATGTAATAGTCCCGAAAACTGAAATAGTTAAAATTTGTGCAACTTGTGAGCACGATATTGATGAAGCGGAGATTACGGCTGGGAGCTGCTCTAATTGCGGTCAATCTTTAGGCGTACGCCAATCTGTATCGGTATGGGCAACATCGGTACCAAGTAAGGATGCGTAATGATTTTCGAGGCCATAGCCGCTATCAAAATCGCCAACGAGGCTATTGGCGCAATTAAAGAGTTTGCAGGGCATTGCCAGTCTGTAGGTGAGATGGGCAAGGATTTAACCAAGCTCGCCGATGCCAAAGAAGAGTTAGAGCAATCCGCCAAAGACGGTGACATGGAGGCTTTTTGGGCCTTAGAGGACATTAAAAGACACGAAGCCGAAGTCAAGCAAATGTTCATCTACCAAGGCCGTCCGGGGCTTTGGGAGGATTACGTAAATTTCATCGACAACCGAAAGATGATGCGTAAGAAGGCTGCAGAGCGTGAACGCAATAAGAAACTGGCTCGTAAAAAAGCCATTAAGGATGGACTTATGTATGCTGGCGTTGGCCTTCTTGTGCTCGGTATTGTGGGCGGGGCCGTGGCCTTTTTATATTTTCTTATTAGCTCTAAAGGCAAGTAGTGGATGAGCAGCTTCGTCTCCGCCTTCAGTCCGATTTACACGCTCTCAAGCGTGACTTATCCCGTCGTAGAGACAAAGATTTCGGGCCGGGAAGTGGAAAACGACGGCTCAATCAAGCCATCGAGAGAATTAACAGTAGAATCGACTACTTACGACCAGCGTGGCCAAGTAGTTATGAACCAGAACTATACCGTGGAGATATGGGTATGACTGAAGAGATGCAAAAGTATGACCTGAACGGTGATGGGGTGCTCGATGAACAAGAGCGTAGAATCATGTTGGAAGACATGCGCCGCAAGATGGAAGACGAAGACGCACAGCGCGATTCGATTCGCAAAATGGCTTGGTTTGCTCTTATTGGTCTTCTACTGTATCCATTTGGGATTTTTCTTGCTGATGCCTTCGCTATGGGTACAGCCGCTCAACTAATTGCTGACATTGCGCCGACTTACTTTGCATCTATTGCTGTATTGGTAAGCGCGTTCTTCGGTGCATCAGCTTTGGGTGCTAAGAAGAAAGAAGGCGGCTAGGTGAAAACCTGCAAGTATTTCTATAACGGCGGGATGTACCACACAGAGTGTGGGTCAAAAGTTTTGTTCCGTCCGGCACAGAGATGCGACAAGTGTGGTAAGAAACCACAGGAGAAGAAGTGATGCTTAACATGTTACTAGGCCCAGCAATGGAGCTAGGCAAAGAGTTTCTCAAAGGCAAAGCCGATGAGAAGAAAGCGATCCAACAGCGCAAGATTAACGCTATTCAGAATGATGCCGATTGGGAATCCAAGATGGCGGACGCTACGAAGAACTCTTGGAAGGATGAATTTTTCTCGATCATCCTTAGTCTTCCTTTGATAGCTGTAGCGTATAGTGTGGCGATGGACGATGTAACTATCATCGCCCGTGTCAACGAAGGCTTTGAGGCGCTGAATAAACTGCCCGACTGGTACCAATACCTTCTGTTTATTGCCGTATCTGCTAGCTTTGGGTTGAAGTCGGCTGATAAGATCATGTCCATGAAGAAAGGAGGTAAGTGATGATGAACATAGACCAACTACGCATGGAGCTGGAATACGATGAAGGCTGCAAGTACGAGATTTATTTAGACCATCTTGACCTACCTACGTTTGGTATTGGTCATCTGGTTACTGTAGATGACCCAGAATACGACCAGCCTGTAGGCACTGCGGTGTCTGAGGAGCGAGTCAAAGAAGTCTTTGAACAAGACGTACAAATCACAATCGGTGAGTGTAAAAAGCTCTACGATGACTGGGATGACCTGCCCGAAGAAGTACAGCTAATCATTGCCAACATGATGTTCAATATGGGTCGTCCACGTTTGAGCGCATTTAAAGGTATGAAAGCTGGCGTTGATGCCCGTGATTGGAACCGTGCTGCCGATGAGATGGTGGATAGCAAGTGGTATCAGCAAGTGACAAATCGCGCACAGCGCCTTGTAGACCGCATGCGTAACGTAGCATAAGGAGCAGAGTATGCCCTTTATCAAACTACAGTTTAAACCCGGTATAAACCGGGACACTACGAACTACACCAATGAAGGTGGCTGGTGGGACTGCGACAAAGTTCGCTTCCGTTCTGGCTTTCCTGAAAAGATTGGTGGTTGGATAAAGGCTACCTCTGAGTCTTACGTTGGTGTTGCGCGTAGCATGTTTACATGGGTTACGTCTTATTCCGATAAGTTCCTTGCGATTGGTACGCACAAAAAGGTATACATCGAAGTAGGTGGTATTCTTAATGACATCACCCCTATCCGCCAGACGTTCACTACTACTGCTACAGATAACTGTATTGCTACAACAAACGGCTCAACGGATGTAACTATTAGCATCACAGGGCACGGGGCCGAAGATGGAGACTACGTCACTCTATCTGGTGCTACTGCTGTTGGCGGTGTACCTGCTGACGAACTCAATGCAGAGCACGTGGTTCAACTTATTGACCTTGATACTTTTGTCATCACTGTTACTACAGCAGCTACATCTACTGTAGCAGCGGGTGGCGGCACTGCTATATCAGCGGCGTTCCAAATCTCTATCGGTAACCCTGATACCACGTTCGGTTACGGTTGGGGTGTGGGCACATGGAGCCGGGGGTCTTGGGGTCTCGGTGCTCCCGTCACTGCTACGCCTGTAGATTTGCCGCAACGTGATTGGTTCTTTGATAAATTTGACAATGACATTGTACTGAACATCCGTAACGGTAAGCCTTACTACTGGGCGCGTGGCACCATCGCTGCTCCTGATACTGCCCTTGGTACACGTGCAGTTACTCTACAATCTATAGCCACAGCGGCTGGGTATGACGCTAACGATGTGCCGGTTAAAGTCGGCCAGTTGCTCGTGTCTCAGAATGATAAGCATCTACTAGCTTTCGGTGCTGTACCTTATGGCTCTACTTCCGCTTTGGATTTTGATCCACTTCTTATCCGTTGGGCTAGCCAAGACGAACCCGGCCAGTGGGAACCACAAGTAACTAACTCTGCTGGCTTTATCCGTGTGTCACGTGGATCGCGCATTGTCCGTGCATTACCAACTCGTCAGGAAACATTGGTTTGGACTGATACTCACCTATACGCATTACAGTTCTTGGGGACTACCGATGTGTTTGGTTTGCAGGAATATGCTGACGGTGTATCGATTGCTAGCCCACGTGCTTGTGCTTCAGCGGCTAACGCTACGTTTTGGATGGGTCGTGACAAGTTCTATGTATATACAGGTCGTGTTGACACCCTGCCTTGTAACGTACGTAATTACGTATTTTCTGATATTGACTTTACTCAGGCTGACCAGATTGTGTGCGGCACTAACGAGGAATGGAGTGAAGTCTGGTGGTTCTACCCAAGCGAAAGCAGTGGTAATAACTGGAACGACCGCTATGTCATTTACAACTATGTAGATAAGATCTGGTACTACGGTTCCATCGAGCGTACAGCTTGGCTAGATGCACCTACTCGTGAGTTCCCTATTGCTGCAGGATCAGGGCGCGATGATGACGTAGGCTACCTATACGATCACGAGAACGGTATCGAAGACGATACTAACCCAATGACTGCTTATATCGAGTCTTCTGACTTTGATCTTGGTGATGGTGACGCTTTCTCACTGACACGCCGTATTATTCCTGATGTACAGTTTGTAGGCTCTACCTCTGTTACCCCTGAGATTGATATGGAAGTGAAAACACGTAACTTCCCGGGCGGTTCCTTGGCCTCTGATAGCGCAGACAGACAACGTGTAATTAAATCTGCGGTTGGCACATATACAGATCAAGTGTTTGTCAGGGCACGTGCTAGGCAGATGGCGTTAAGAATTGAGTCAGACACAGCCGGAGTACAGTGGCAGCTTGGCTCTCCTAGACTAGACGCAAGACCGGATGGTAAACGTTAATGGCGATGGAGAAGTTTAGGGCGGCACCACTGCCGAACCCTACCATAGAGTACGATGCGGAAACTCAACGCCAGTTGATCCGTGTGCTTGAGGTTTACTTCAACCAGCTAGACTCACAGACACCGCTACAGGCTGAGTATTTCAAAGGTCGTGGGGACAAACTCACTTTTCCTACAGCGTTGTACTACAGCACACAAGATCAAACTTATGCGGCTATCAACACCGCATATCCGGTTACGTACAACAATACGTACTACAATAACGATATGAGCTTAGTTGACAGCTCTAAAATCACTGTAGACCGTGCGGGTATATACAACTTTCAGTTTACTTGCCAATTAGTTAGTTCCAACTCTAGCTCTAAGAACGTGCATATCTGGATACGCAAGAATGGTACTGATGTTACTTATTCTTCAAGGGCTTACACTATATCTGGCGTAGGTACAGAAGTAACAGCGCAGTGGACGTTTAATATAGATTTGCAGGCGCAACAATACATACAAATTATGACCGCTACTGACGATACAACGGTCACTATGAACTATGAAACACCGTCCGCGCCTTACCCCGGCACTTCATCTGCTGTAATATCTGTAAACCATGTGTCTGATTTGGAAGGCATTACAGTTGCAGCGACCCCGTAAATGAGGATAATTGGACTATGAGCCTACAATACGCAGCAGAAGCAGTCCGGAATAAGGGACGCGGCGAAGATACAATGCTAGTCCACATGACCCCGGGTGAGGTCAAGGGCTTACAGCAGTTGGCAATGGCTAATGGCGGCAGTCTAACTATTAACCCAGATACAGGTCTCCCTGAAGCTGGCTTCCTCAAATCACTTCTACCTACGCTGATTGGTGTCGGCCTAGCAGCTACTGGTATCGGTGCTCCTATGGCTGGTCTTATGGTTGGTGGCTTTGAAGCTATGCGTACCGGAGATATTGGTAAAGGCTTGATGGCTGGTCTTGGCGCATATGGTGGCGCAGGATTAGCTAGTGGACTTCAATCGGCAGGGGCCGCAGCAGGTAAGCAAGCTGCTACCCAAGGTGCGGAAGCCGCATTATATGACCAAGCCTTGGGTGGTACAGCAGTAGCTCCTGCAGCTTATACAGCTCCTACTACAGTAGGCGGACGACTAGCCGAAATGGGTTCTGGTTTTAGTAATTTAATGGGTACTGCTGGTACAGCAGGGTCTCAAGCGGCGGCTACCGCCGCTGCTACAGAAGCAGGTATTACAGGTACAGGTTTAGCTAAAACAGGTATGGCAGCACTAGCTGGCCCATTGACGATGACTCCAGAAATGGAGCCGTACAAAGCAGAAGAATACAACTACGAAGGTCCATACAAACCAACAAAGCGGGAAGTAACTTACCCCGGCGCTGATCGTGACCCTGCTGACTCTTCAGAGTTTTTGTACTTCCGCAACACTAATCCTTATCCGGGGTTTGAGACCGCAGCTAGCAGTTCAAATTTACCTCCTATTGACCCTAACGAACCTACGTTCGCAGGTGTGCCTGTTTCTTTGGCAACTAACCCTGATCTTATGCGGCAATACCAAGACGCTGGATACTATGCAGAAGGTGGTCCTACTGTAGCAGCTCCACCAGAAGGTTATGTACCGGGTCAAAGTGCTGAGTTTGTTTATGGCTTCCAGCCAATGGCGGCACAAGTACCTGAGATTCAACAAGAAGCGGCTACACAGAATACTTTAGTACAGGCTCCAGTTAGCACTGGTGGCGATGGCGGTAGCGACTATTTAGGTCGTGGTACGCCCATTAACCGTGTAAACACTCAATTGCCCGCATCAGTGCGTAATGAACTTGCGGATAGGGTAGCAGCGCAGCAACAACGTGCCCTAGCAGCGGCGGCTATTGCATCAGGCGCGTCTCCTAGCGAAGGTGGTAATTGGCAGGGTGATGAAACTCCAGACGGCGGTGGGTATGAAACCGTAAGTGGTGCTGGCTCTTACTCTGGTGATATTGACCGTAGCGAAGCGTATTTCCGTATGGGCGGCAAGACTATGGATCACGGCGGGTTTGTTATTGACGCCCATACTGTGTCTGAGATTGGCAACGGTAGCTCTGATGCAGGGCATGCAATGCTAGCTCGTATTGGTGGAGAGCCAATTAAAGGCGCAGGTGACGGCACTAGCGACTCCATCCGTGCCAATATTGGCGGGGTACAGGAAGCACGTATTGCTAAAGACGAAAACTACTTCAGTAAAGAAGATGTGAAGCGTCTTGGCGGCGGTAATTACAAGAAAGGTGAGAAGAAGCTGTATGCGCTTATGAAGAAAGCGCACGAATCACGCAAGAAGAACGGTCGTGGTCAGGCTTCTGGATTGGATAAACTGGTAACTCGGATGGCTTAATGCAGGTATCTGCTGTACCGGCTGAATACGTCAAACAGGTTTGGCCGGATATTACAGAGTATATGCAAGGTGCGGCTGACTACACATATGGCCGCTACGAAGTTGGTGACATATTAGATTTGATTACCGACTACGATTACACATTGTGGATTGCATTTAACGAAGAAGGTATAAAAGGTGCCGTTGTTACAAACTTTAGCGATTATCCTCGTAAGCGTATGCTATGTATGCAGTTTTGCGGTGGCGTTGAAGTTACTACTTGGCAAGGACCAATGCTAGAATTACTGCAACGTTGGTCAAGAGACAACGATTGCGACGGAATAGAATCCACTGGAAGAGCAGGGTGGAGCAAAGTATTCAAGTCTGACGGCTACAAACCGCTTTGGCAGACTTACGAACTACCTGTAGACGTACAGGTCGAGGAGCGGAAATATGGGTAAAGGTAGCGCACCTTCACAACCATCAAGTCAAACGGTAACGCAGACCAATCTGCCAGAATACGCTCGTCCGTATTTTGAAAACCTTTTACAGCGTGGTCAGGCGGAATCGTATAGAGAATACACCCCGTATCAGGGGCAGCGTATCGCTGGGTTTACACCGGGTCAGACAGCAGTGCAGCAAGAAGTTGCTGGTATGCAAACACCGGGTCAATTCCAAGGCGCTACGCAGATGACTACCGCTGCTGGGTTAGGTGCAATGGGCGCTGGGGCACAGGCTATGGGTGCTGGGCAACAATATGCTCAGATGGCTACTGATCCAAGCCAGATGCAAGCCTACATGTCTCCTTATATGCAGAGTGTAGTAGATACACAGAAGCAAGCCGCTATCCGTGACGCACAGAAACAGCAACTAGGTGCGAGCCTAGGGGCGGCTAGACAGGGCACATATGGCGGTGCCCGTCAACTCTTGGCACAGACTGAAAGAGAACGTAATCTAGGATCACAACTTGCACAGATCCAAGCGGCTGGCTCTCAGAAAGCATTTGAAGCAGCCCAACAGGCTCAGCAGTTTGGGGCTAACCTAGGCTTACAGGGTATCCAGACTGGTTTGCAGGGTCTGGGGCAAGTTGGACAAATGGGTGCTCAGCTAGGTCAGTTAGGCACAGCAGAACAAGGCGCTAATCTACAGCGACTACAAGCACAGGCGGCATCGGCTGGCGAACAGCGTGCGCTTGAGCAACAGCGTCTTGATACAGCTTATGCTGACTTCCTACGCCAGCGTGACTATCCAATGGAGCAGCTTAACTACTTCAGCAGCTTACTCCGTGGTCTCCCTGTTCAGATGGGATCGACACAGACAGCTTACGCACAACCACCATCCACGCTACAGCAGTTAGGCGGCTTAGGTTTGTCTGCGCTTGGCTTGTATAACTTGGGGAGATAACTAGATGCTATCCATTACGGCTCCTGAAGAAATCGCCAAGAAGTACGGTGGTAACAAAAGAAAGATTCAACAAGCTGCGGCACAGGGCTTAATTGACCCTACATCTGCTGTATTAGCAGGTATGTTCGTTGATCGTATGCGTAACGCAGCAGCTAAAGAGCAAGCTGAGCAGCCTACAGTTGCTGAACAGGTCATGAACCCACAGCCTCAAGTGGCTCAACAGGGTATGGCGGCTACGCCACAGGCACAACAAATGCCTCAACAAGCCCAGATGGGTGCGCCTCAGGCGGCTATGCCACAGATGGCTATGGGCGGCGGTTTAGATTCTATTGACTATGTAGAAGGCGATTACGCTGCGGGCGGCATTGTTAGTTTCGCTGCCGGTGATCCAGTGCGTATGGGCATCACAGACGATCAGCTCCGTAATATGTCACGTGCTCAGTTGCGTGCAGTTGCCTCAAACGGGCAGATCCCACCGAATATTCGTAATGCTGCAGCAGCTCGTTTGCAATCTATTACACCAGCTCAAGGTCAGCAGCCAACAGTAGGCGGCTTAGCCTCTACAGATTTAATGCGTGTACCTAATGTATCAGGTGCAATGGACCGTGTAGGTCAGGCAATCATGGGTACAGGTACCGTAGACCGTAATATCGAAGTGTCTGATACAGGAATCCCAGCGGGGCAGTTCCGTAGTATTACTACTGGTAAAACGCCATCAGAACGTATGATGGGTGATGGCTCTAGCCTCGATGTAGGTATGGAGAACTTCACAGACGGTACACCTATCAAGCGCGAGGGCCTTCTCGGTGCAGTAGATGAAGGCATGAGTATGTTCAATCAGTTGAAGAACGCCCCTGAGCGCGTAGATCCTGCTGAACAAGCTCGTCGTGACCGTGTAGCTCTTGCTATGCAAACACGTGGTGAAGGCCAGAACGTATTCCCTGTGGATACCAGCGATCCGTTTGATGTAGGTATGGAAACATTTGCGGATAGCCAGCAGGTAACTACACCTACTGCACAAAACGCACCGATGCGTAGTCAGCAGATCCCTACATCCTTAGGACCACAGGTTGGTCGTGGCGGAGACCCACGTTTGTTTGGCGAAGGTGACGAAAGAAGAGCGGCACTAGCTGCATTGGCGGCACGTAACCCTAATCTTATTGATCCTGCGGACGGCATGAAGCCTGAGATTCGCCGTATGACACGTGACGAAGTACAAGCCGCTGGGTTACCTCTTATAGATGCTACTCGTTCTAGAGGACAAGAAGTGTCTGATGTAGAGCGTTTCCTTTCTAACGAAGGATTTAGTGCCGCTCGTCAGGTTGCTGAGCAGACACCGTCTGTAGCAGACAGAATAGAAGAAACCGAACAAGCTGTAACACAGCCAGCTCCAGAACCGAAAGAAAGCAAGCCAGCAGATACTACTATGGACATTACTGAACAGTTCAAAGTGTTCGACAAAGAGTTGGCTGGCCTTATGGAGAAGCCAGAGCACGGCAAGTACCGTAAGGAAATGGAGAACCTGCTAGACAACAGAGAACAGCGCCTCAAAGACGCCAAGAAAGAAGGCTTCAGCATGGCGTTGTTACAAGCTGGTCTTGGTATGCTTGCACAGGGCGGTGGACAAACTGCGTTGCAAGCCCTTGGTAAAGCAGCATTACCTGCTACTAAGCAATACGCAGCGGCTATCAAAGACGCTAAAGCGGAAGACCGCGAGCTTCTCAAACTTGGCCTCAGCATGGAGCAGATGGACGCTAAAGAGTTGGCGGCTACCAAACGTGCGCTGGCTCAGATTTATGGAGCGCGTGCTAACACTATGATTAGTCGAGCTACTAGCCTTGATGTTGCTCGCATCGGTGCTGAGTCAAGAGAGAAAGTAGCTGAAACCACTGCTGGGCCTCAGCAAGCGATTGCTAATGAGATGAGAGCTGCGCGGCAATTAACAAGTGTCGAAGGTCAGTTAAAAGATATACGTGATGAAAAGAACGAAGTTCGTTCAACAATAGCTTTTCCGTATATGAATCGTTTGGAGAAAGCACAAGCTGAGTTAGATGAAGACCCTACTAACAAAGAATTACAAGCAAAAGTAGCTGATATTAGGGGTCTTATCGAAAAAGAAATAAATGCTGAGTTAGAAAGACGCGGTACTCTTGCCCAGGAGGCTAGGTTGATGCAGCAGCGTAAAGCATATGCTGGGTTAGCTGGTATAGGTTCAGGTGACGGAAACGTTGTAGACTTTAGTTCTTTAGCACAGTAGGTAGTTTATGGCTGATGTACGTTTACCTAGCGGCAAGATTATTTCAAATGTGCCGGATGGTGTTAGCCAAGCTCAACTAAGAGAGCTAGCTATAGCAAGTGGGCAATTTACTGAAGAAGATTTTGTTGCACAACAGCCAGCACCTTCCCAAGCAGATCAAGATGCTGAGCTAGCCGCTCTACGGAGCCGTGTATTAGCTAAAGACCCCGGGCTTTTCGACTATCTATACGATATCCCTAAAGGTATCGCTCGCGGTGTAGTAGGCGGTGCTGAGTTAGCAGCTCGTGGTATCACCAGCCAAATAGCGGACGAGGCTAGCTTCCTAGACCCACTATACGGTATAGAAGAAGGTATTAGCGACGCTGAACGTAAGCAAAGAGCCGCGCAGATGCGGGCTGGTATCGAGCGTAGGGTCGCACCAATAGATGAATTTTTAGCTGCTGACGCATCAGTGGAAGGTAGCATCCCATCTACATTCGCAGAAGCTGCTGGTTCGATTATTCCCGGTCTTGGTTTAGGCGCTATTCCTGTTGCTGGATTACCCACCGCTGGCGCTTATTTTTACGCGCAAGGACGAGGCGAGGCCGCGCAACGAGCTAGACAAAGTGGGGCTACAGAAGATCAAATCGCGCAGTCTGCTGACCTTGGTGGATTGGTAGGTCTTTCTGAAATTATCCCAATTCAACGTATCCTTAAACGATTCCGTAGAGGAGTTGGTGACGACTTTGCTGATGAGGCGGAAGGGCGTATTAAACGCGCATTGAAAGCCGGTAGAGATGAAGCGATACAGGAAGCGGCTGCTACTGTCGCGCAGAACGCTATTGCTAAAGGTATATACGACCCAGAGACAGATCTACTAGCTGGTACTCAAGAAGCGCTTGGTTACGGTGCGGGCGTCGGTGGTCTGACGCAGTTCTTGCTAGATATGTTCGCTAAACGTGTCCAAACTCCCGGACAGCCCGCTCCTACTGAAGGAGTACAGACAGATGAACTTGGACTTGATGACGCAGGAGGAGCTGCAGTTAGCACTCCTGCACCTGTCGGGGGAGCTGGAGTTGAGGCAATTACCCCTGATGCTACAGGAGTTGAGCCACGAGGAGTGGATGTACCTACTGGCGCAGTTCCTGATGCTGGAGTTGGAGAAGGACCAGTCGGTGATCCATTAGCACTTGCTGCTGAACTAGAAACGGCTACTGAAGCACAGGTAGCAGCACAGCAAGAATACGACAACGAGATTGATGAGTTAGTTAATCTTGGCCGTACGGAAGAAGAAGCGGCGTTAGAACTAAATACCGACCCGCTTAAAACCAATCTCGATGCAGCGACTACACGTGTAGCTACGTTGCAGCAACAGCTACAGCAAGCACAGGCACAGACATCTGAAGTCGCTAGTTTAGAACAGGCTGCCGCAGAACAAGCGGCGCAACAGGCTCCAGAGACAGCTCAACCTGTGGGGCGGACGAAGACTGTTACGGAAACTTCAGCGGATGGTGTTACTACTACAAGAACTGAAGAAATACCTGAGACAACGGGTTTAGATACTCCGATAAATGACATAGTTGAAGGCAAAGTTGTTCAAAAATCTGCTCGTGAAATACTGGCCGAGCAGCAGCGTGTAAAGCAAGAGCAAGACAAACGTCGTGAGTTGTTAAGCGACCCTAAAAAACTTGCTGAGTACGCTGAAGATAAGGGCATTTCTGTAGAAGAAATGCAAGCCTTGCTAGAGCAGAATACGGTCGATAATTTAGCACGGGAGCTAGAGCTAGAAGACGTTGTTAATCGTCCCGAGTTTAGAGAGCTACAAACACAAGAAAAAGAAAAAGCATCTAAGATTAAGTTTAAAGATACGACTGAAGCAGCACCTGAACCAGATGCAGTTGGTGAGCAGTTACAGCAGAATCTATGGGAAAGCTATAGCAGTGGCCAAGGTGCACTTGCTAATGACGAGGTGGTTACTACTGCCCGTCAGATCGCCCAAGAAACTGGACAAGAATTTACTGAGACAGAGTTCAAAGACTTTGCTTCTAAATATCGTGGTACACAGGCCCGTAAGCGTACAGTTGCTCAAGACTTCACTAAGCGTTTAGACGAACAGCGTCTACAAGATACGCCAAAAGATATTCGTGATTCTATTAAGAAAGCACGTGAAATGATGCAGTCCAAAGGCCGACTAGCTGTTGTTGACCGTGATATTGGCGATACTGCTAGAGACATTGGCAGTAACTTAGGGCCCGAAGCAGAGACGGCTTTCCTCAATGAAGCACAACGCATTGCTGACGATAACCTAAGACGTTACCAAGAAGAGAAAGCAGCGGTAGAAGCACAGGCTACTCCTGAAGGAGACTTACCTCCACTGCCAGACCTTATGGATACTGAGAACGAGTTCAGTATTCCAGAGCAAGCTGAGTTCCGTGACGACGCACTTGTCCGCGTAGGGCAAAACAACCGTTACCCTAAAGGCCCATTACTAGAGCCGTTCAATGCGTTCCGTGTGTACGCTTCTAAAAAGAACCGTGCAGAAGACGTTATCGAGCTAGTGGCTTTTGATATTGTCGAAGGTTCTACTGAGTACCGCAAGGTAGGTAAAACAGGCGCATTGGCACCGGCTATGCCTAAGCTGAAAGAGCGCGATGAGCCAGCAGATGCTATTAGCGACCAAGAAAAGCGGTTCTTCAAGGGGCTAGGCCACGCTGATGTTGCAAGGGCTGCAGAGTCGTTCATGCGGGCACGTATGTCGCCAGACGCAATAAAGTTATTAGATGAGCGGATTGAGTTCTACAGAGACCGCCAACGTCGTGCTAAAGCTGCGGCTGCTGCACAAGCTAGTGGTAAGCCTTCTCGTGACCAGAAAATCCAAGCGCGTAAAAAGGCTCTTGCTAAGCAGTTAGAAGCTGAACGTACAGATACAACTGAAGCGGATTTGATGGAAGTAGCCACCGAAATCGGTGCATCCGATGCGGACGTACGAGCTGCTGAAGCAGAGCTATTAGATAACTATTTCGATATTGCCGATGCCGAACTAACGCTTGATGAAGCGCTGTCTGACCTTGGTATTAACCCAGAGCTTAGTGCTAATGCTGTAACAGCTTTGGAGGGCAACGTGCATCCGCAAGTAATCGCTGAACTGCAAGCAGGTAATCTGAAGTCGGCGTTGCGGTATTTAACCCTTACATCTTCTAACCCAGACGTAGCGCGAGCTGCTCGTGTACTAGCTGACAAGCTAGGCGATACACGCATCCGGATGGAAGCTAACCTCCGTAACGAGGCGGGCAAAGAAGTAGCTGGTATGTTCAACCCACGCAGTAATACAGTAAGCATCAACACTGCTATGGACATTAAACCGCACACCATCCTGCACGAAGTGACGCATGCTCTGACCATTGCTGGGCTAGCTAACAAGTCCAGTGCTTTCACTAAGCAGCTAAACAACATTTACAACGATGTTAAAGGCCGCCTTGGTACCGCATACGGTACGCAGTCTTTGGAAGAGTTCGTAGCTGAAGCCTACAGTAACCCAGAGTTCCGCCGTGAGTTAGCTGGTCTGACTCCGAAAGGTGAGCAGATTTCTGTATTGCAGAAGTTGAAGAACACCCTACGTAACTTTGTACGTCGTTTGATGGGTAGACCCGCTGTCACAGAAGGCACGCAGCTCAGTGAGATTGATAACTTAATCGAAGCCATACTAAACCCAGCACCTCCATCGCAAGATGCAGAGCCGTTCTACCTGAATAGTCAGCGTGATGGCGTGATGGAAATGCTGAAGCGTATGACTGCTTCACTACGTAGAGCTGGACCGTTAAATAAAGAACGCCGTCAGGAATACGTTGATGAAGCACTTGATGCAGTAACGCAAGATGCTCCAGACACTGCGGCCCGCGCTCTATATGGGTTTGGCGATATGCTGTTCGTTGCGGATATGGCTAAGAAGCTCGGTATGGGCGAGATTGGCGTTAAGATGCAACGTGTCATTGAGTTACAGCGTGGCGAGATCCAAAAGCGTGATGATGAAACAGCGCAAGAAGTTAAAGAGCTTGCTAACTGGATGGCCAAGTCTGGCGGCAAAGTAGAAGAAGCATTTAATCGTGTTATCTACAGCCCAGAGTACGGCGCTACTATTTTCCAAGTAGACCCAACTAAGCCACGCAGTGCTTATGTTGGTAAGTTTGATAACAACGGTAACAGTTTAGAAGAAATCTGGGATGCACAACGTGCTGACTGGGCTATCCTGCAAGCCGCTGGCGGTGACGTACAATTTAATAAGCTACGTGAGTTCTATAAGAAGCAGCGTGAAGAGCTTATGAACATCATTCAGGGTGTTATGGATGATGTATTCCCCGGTGGTGACCCAGCATCTAACCGTTTGCGTCAGACTCTATACAACAAGCTGTTAGCAGATGCCTCTGATCTCGATGTGTATTTCCCATTGGAACGTCAAGGCTCTTATAAACTGGTCTATAACTTTGTGCCGGGGTCAGAACCAAAAGGTTCACCACCATATGCAGTAGAAATGTTCACTACTTCTCGTGCTAGAGACAGAGCAAGAGCTGAGTTGATGAACAATCCTGACGTAGACAAGGCAAGTATTGATGTAATAGACGGAGAGTCTTTAACAGCGCACTACAATCGCACGCCTCCTAACTCATTTATTAAAGACTTGTTATCAGCTATTGAGAACAACCCAGAGATTAGCAATAACGAGGCGACCAAAGAGCAGGTATTGCAATTATTTATTGATGCGCTTCCACAGACAGCTTTGGCTAAATCGTTGCGTAGACGTAAAAACGTAGTTGGTTACGCTTCTGATTCTTTATTAGCCCTTAAATCTCGTGGGTTTGATACAGGCAGACAAATATCTAAGTTGAAGGCTACGGCTCGTTTGCGTCAGCTTGAAGCGGATGCTGTAGGGTTTGCTACTCCATCATTGGCGCAGATCAATGCTACTAAAGCAACGATGCCAAACGCTACGCCTCGTCAAATAGCAGAAGCATTGAATACAACGGTTGATTACCTGAACAATGTAGATCAGATAATTGCACGGGAAGGTATTTGGAAACGTCTGATCCGTCCATTTAGAGGTGAACGTACTCAGGCTCAAATCGAAGCTGATATTCAAAGATACTTGATTGATCCTATTCGCCGTACTAAGGACGAGTTGGTTATGCGTGCAGAGTTTGCACGTATGGGTGCCCGCCACAAGAGTATTGAGAAAGCTGTGCGTTTCGCTAACCAGTTAGCGTTTATGGCGACAATCGGCTTCAACCCTTCATCTGCTGCAGTTAACTTGTCGCAGATACCGTTGTTTGTGTACCCATACCTTGGTGCTGATTATGGCTACGGTAAGACAGGCACGGCTTTCAAACGCGCTCACGCACTTCTGGGTGCGTATAAGAACGACATTGAGCGTTACTACAACGTGGATGAGAACGGCAACTACACTGTAATTGACTCGCCAGATATGTCGCCAGCCAAGCGCAAGGTACTTGAAGATTTGGCTCCTATGGTAGAAGAAGCATCTGCACGGGGGCTATTGAACAGATCATACTTGCTTGACGCACTCGGATTGGAAGAAAGCGGACGCAGCGCAAACGTGATTGATAAGGCTACTACGTTAAGTGCTGTGATGTTCAACCACGCGGAACGCTACAACCGTCAGGTTACGTTGCTGGCTACGTACCAGCTAGAGTTAGATCGACTGCAAAAAGAGAATGCTCAGCGCGAAGGTAAAGCGAAGCTAGCTGACGTAACTATTCGGAATCGTGCTATCAAACAAGCCATTATGCTTACACAGCGCACCAACGGTGGTTCTGTACTTGAGACTGGTCCACGCTACGCACAGCAAAATATTGGACGTATAGCGTTGATGTATAAAGCATACGGTCTGCGTATGTACAACTCGATGTTGGACTCAGCAAAAGAATTAGCGGAGAACTTCTTCCCCGGTAATGATCCAGAAGCTAAGCGGATACGTAACAAAGCGTTCCTGCAGATGGTGGGCATCCACGGTTCAGCGCTGTTCTTTGCTGGTATCCACGGTATCCCGCTGTACGGCGCGGCGCAGTTGTTAGCTGACCTATTCTTCTTAGGCGACGATGAAGATGATTTCAACACGTTGATACGTAAACAGGTTGGTGAAACGTGGTACAAGGGCTTAGTCAATGAAATGACTGGGGTAGATATTGCTAGCCGTGTGCGTTTGACAGGCTTACTGCTACAAGAGAATAGGTATAACACAGACCCTTCTGTTGAAGAGTTTTTTGGTCAGTACCTAGGTGGTCCAGCACTAAGTGTTGCTAAGAAGATGATACGTGGCGTGCAAGATTTACATGAAGGTGATGTACAGCGTGGTGTAGAGAACTTATTGCCATCCGCCGTAGCAAATGCGTATAAGTCAGCCTTTGGGCGCTACCAAGAACAAGGTGGTATATACACCCGTCGTGGCGATCCTATCTACTCTGATATGACTGGCGGAGAACTCATAGCACAGGCACTTGGCTTCGCTCCTGCTGAGTATACGTTTAAACAAGAGCGTAACTTGCGTAATAAGCGGGTTGAGAAAGCTATCCTGACTGAACGTACCAAGCTAACTCGTAAGTATTACGTGGCGTTGCGGCTAGGGGACATCGACAAAATACAAAGAGCGCGTCAGGAAATCTTAGATTTCAATGCTAAGCACAGAGATCCGGACATCATTATTGATGCGGAAGATATTAAGAAGTCTATTCAGCGTCATAGAGAAACATCTCAGCGGATGTACGACGGTGTGACTATTAACCCTGCATTACGCAGAGCAATCGAACTAAGTAATCAGGAATACAACTACTAAAAAAGACCCCGCACGAGGCGGGGCACAGCATAGGGAGTCAACCCTTAGAGGTAACCACGAAAACAATTTGCAAAGTCGCAACTCATTTCGTAGGTAAACTGTATCCTAAAGTCGCCATACCCGTAAACCCCTAACTCCTTCTTCGATAACGACTTTTGTCAAAATCTTGTATTTAAGCCTGTCAGTCACCGCTTTGATCTCATCTCGTGCTGACTTTGGGTCCAAGCAGGGTATGAAAAATGAGTAACCCCGCTTGAACTTTTTCCAGTTAATCTCGTAACTGACCTTCTCCACCTGCATCTACGGTTTCCTCAACCTCAAGCATTGCGTCCACATCTAAGAACTCGCTGTTATCGCAGTCAAGTACCAAAGCCCTAGTAGCTGGGGATGAGATCTTCATGCCCTTAGACATACGCTTGTATGTGGTCTCTTTGAGAATCCCTTTCTTTGTAAGGTCTTTCAGGATTCCCTTGTAGTTCAAGCGGTATTTCACACAGTCTTCCTTGAACGCCTTTGCTGATATGTACATCAACTTAGTGTCAGGCTCGTACCGTATGAATAGATTACCTCTTGGCTCCATCAACGGTAGCGTTGGCATCTTAGACCGTGAGTCCACTTCATCGTTGACCACAAGGATGTTCTGCAGGTGCCGGTTAATAAAGTCACCGATTACAGCTACCACATCATCCACAGGTGTGCGTACATCTTCACGTAGTTCAGGGAGTAACTTCGCACCGCACCATTGGTAGATACGCATGACGTCCCAGTCGATAAGTCCTAGATTCCGTGCGATCAAACCGCCTGTAATGTTTGCGGCGATGATTGCAGACCAGAAGCGTTCTTTCTGTGTGATCTTAAACTCACGGTCTACTTTCTCTTGAATCTGACGGATAGCCGCCTTTACTTCTTCTAAGTTATTCACAAGATATTCAGCGTATATGTCGCCCGCATGCCCGTAGTTCTCAGGAAGCTCAATATCAAACTTATACTTGGAGGTTACGTCGTTAGCGATCTCTTCGCTGGTAGGGATTTTGTACTCGATGATCCGCATCATTTCTGCTTCTGGGCGGTTCTTTGCCGCCGCTAGAGCTTCGTAGAACGAGCTGTTTGCAGACGTAGTGACCAAAGTACACCAGTTGGTCAGGTTTTTACGCAGCTCGTTAGTGGACTGCTTCATGCGCTCTTTCCACTTACCCTGCGATACACCGTAGGCTAGGTCTGATACTTCCTGCGGAGCGCACTCAGTCATCTCGTCTAGCGTTACCGATAGGTTGTTATGCACACCAAGGCGCATAAACTTAGCGTTCATGGTGTCAGCCTTGAGGCCAGTTAGGTTCTTTGGGTGCCCCCATACGCTGTTCTGCATGTACAGCACGGTAGACTTACCGTCACCGGAGCCTTCCGCGACCAGACTTACAAGCGCACCTTGCTGACCTGTGTATTTGAAAATCGGCGCACCGAAAGCACATAGTGTGGCAAACGCCTGTGGTTCAAGCCCTTTCCTGCCGTAGATGCTGAAGATTTCTTTCCACTTCTCGAATGACCCCGCCTTCTGTAAATGCTCTACAAATGTCTCTGTAGATGGCGATGGGGGCGTGTGGTACGTACCATCTGCAGTTATCTCTCTATCTCCAATGATAAATTTGCTGTCATTGTCAGCCCATCCAAACTGTAATCTCATTAGCTCTGCCTTCTTTTTTGTCTGCATTTCACGTACAGATGCAGTGATGTACCAACTCAGTAACTCACTTTTTTTACTAGCGCCACAAAGCACACCGTGCTCTGCTAATAGCTTTCGTACTTCTCTTGGCTCTGTTAGCTGTGAGTTAGGGATAATAAATTCAAGAACCCCATCGTGCGGAGTGTGCAGTTTAAACACCGCTACGTCCTTCTTGATTGGGTCTTTCATACGTTTCAACACGTATAGATCGTGCTCGTATACCAGCACTGGCTCTTCTTCAGCATTAGCAGAGTCGTACCAGATACCACCTGTTTTGCCACGGAAGAACGGAAACGGATACTCAGGGATTTTGTACTTCTCTTCAACACCGTCTTCTTCGATGCTTATGATATTGTCCATCTCACTGGCTTTTTCTACCTCACGGCCAAGCACGATGGGGCTTTTAATCTTGCCTTTGAACGGACAACCATCACACCCGCCGGGGTTATTTTCCTCGAACTTCTCGCAAGTATGTGGCCCAAGTATATGTTTTATCTTGTGTTCTACTTCGCCCGGGTCATAGTCTGGGTGGTCTGAAGATAGCTTGTGTATGGCTTTGTCCTTATCTGTACAGAACTTTGCGACAGATAAAGCATTGAACCATCTAGGCTCCACTAAGGTTTCACGGTCTTCATAGCAAGATAGAAGCTGTTGACAGCCATCACCGTTGCCACTGCGGATCATGATCTTCTTAAAGCTATTAGTCGTAGCGTCAGCAAACTGCTGTCCTAACGCCGTTAACTCACGTTTTGGCGCGGTCTCAACTTTATCCTCTACACCAAGTATGTCCCGTAACTCATTGAAATCTATAGGGTCAGCTTCCTGAACTACAGATACTGGCTTAGCTGGATCGTCTTTAAAGTTGAGTGTGCCCGGAACTCTAAGTACACGTGCAACCTCAAACACCGCAGGGTCTACATATAGCTCATGCGTAAAGCACAGCTCACGTAGGCGGTGTGCGACTGGCTCCCACTGTTCACGGGTTACTTCCTCAGTCAGTGCCCAGTACACGTGGATACCACGGCCAGAGTTGACGAGTATAGGTTCAGGCAGTCCTACCAGTTCGCAGAAAGCATCTAGTGCTTCCTTACCACTGTCTTGATCTGCGTAACCATCAGGGCGTCCTGTCTTTTCGTTGACCTCTGCCTTCGTGGGGCCACAGTCTATGTCAAGCCAAAAGGCTTTGAGCGACTGTACGTTGTCTTTCTTTCTGTCTGCATCGGTTTGGAATTTAGCCACCGCGAAGAAAGCATTGCGTTTATCAGCTACGAACTGCTCTGCTAGCTCGTCTAGTTCCTCACGGGTTTGTACAAGTTTCTGTACAATGCTCCTCCCTTTGATACCGACAGCGCAGAACCATCCATCTTTCGGCTGTACTGCGTCTAATAGGTCGAATGTCATCCCTAAATCCTTGCTGTGTAATTTTATTTGTCAGCGGCTAGTGAGCTTATTATTTCTTGTATCTGCTCCAGCTTGGCACGTGGGGCGTTAACCCCACAGAACCAGTTGTATACAGTCTGCCTTGTGACTTCCAAGTGAGCCGCTACGTCTGAGACGGGCACATCACGTTCGATGCAAACCCGCCCCAGTTGTACGCCCAACAAACGGTCATCGGCTTCTTTATTTAGCTCGATTAGCCTATTGCTGTAGCCATAGCTCATCAGTCGTCATCGCTCCACGCACTCACTACATCAGCGAGACTATTAGTTTCAGGTTTAGGTTCGGCTTTCTTTGCCTGACGCTTAACCGGCTTGGCTTCTTCTACTACCGGCTCTTCTTCCGGTTCGTCAGAATACACGATCTGCTCTGGTTCACTAGCAGGTAATGCAGTCACTTGATCTGTCTGCGCTGTAGTGATCTTCGTGTACATATCTGTATCTGGGTTCTTCTGCGCCGCGAGAACCAGCTCGTACTCCTCGTCAGACACCTGACGGATTGGCTTGAAGTTAAGCACATAAGTCTGGCTTTGGTTGTTAGGATCGTGAGCGATCTGCGTAACCACGGTATCTGGAGATTCTCCGTTACCCGCAAGGAACTTGGTGTAGCTCTCAAACGGATGCGTATTACCTACACCCTTACCGAACAATGACTTGGACGGAATCTTGAACTGATACACAGTACCTTTAGGATCACCCTCAACCATCACAGCGATGCGGCGCTGGAACTTACATGCACGGCGGCCACCGCTAGCAGAACCTTGTACATTCTGCGGGCATGTAGCGCATGCTGTTGACTGTGGATTTGAGCACCCTTCGTCAGGCACATCGCCTTTGTTAGACCAGCAATCAGGTAACGTAGGGTTCTCAGGGTCATACTGTGAGCCATAATACTCACGAGACACCTCTTTGATTGCACCTACGATAATCACGTTAAGCGCATCGCGTACTGGGGCACCAGCCTGTTGGCCGTTAACAATGCGAACAAAGTCGCCAGAGTTACGTGCTTGGATACGACGAGTGTTAGACGTTGTAGATGCCGGAGCAAATACATCGCCCAACGCGCCTTTACGTGGAGTTGATACTGTTACGCCAGTATTGTTTTCAAAAATTGAGACTTGCTTGCTCATTGTGTACCTCTTATTTAGAAGTTGGTTTACGGACTTGCACGGTATATTTGCGGTCGGCTTGAAGCCCTGCTGGTAATACATCAGGGTTTTCCTCAAGGAATTGCTTCATGTTGCCGTTGTGGATTCTCTGCTCAAGCAGATGAGGAGCGTCATGTTCCTTAATTAGCTTGTACATAGCCTCCCAGTCACTCGTCCAATACCGTGACGTTATACGACGAGTGACCGTGCCTTCTGGGGTTTTGAAACCGTCTTGGCCGTTTTCCTCACATATTTCTAGTAAGGCTTGGCCTACGGAATCTAGTTGCTCTTTAAGAGCAGACATTTCTTCTTTGTGCTGGTGTTCTTTTTCGCGTATTGCATCACGAATTTTAAGATACACGGGCACAAGTTTATCGGCTGGTGTTGCCATAGTTAGTACCTCTTTTGGTTGACTCCATTAACAACTATAGTGTTGTTTTTGACTTTGTCAAGAACTTAATTCTTGTCTGTACAGGTCGATGATCTTCTCGTGATTGTTGATATTATTTTGGAGCATCTTGTACAGGCGTTCTTCTGTTGGGCTTCCTTTAACATGCACAATGGTCATAGCGTTCTTCTGCCCGGGGCGGTTGATACGCGCATTGGCTTGCAAGTAAGTCTCAACACTGGTGACTGGTGCATACCAGATAATCGTATTTGCCGCAGTCAAAGTGAGTCCATGCGACGCGGCTTGCGGTTGAATAAGTAGAACACGAGGTTCGGGCTGTTCTTGAAAACTTTGAACAATATCACTGCGCTTGTTGACAGAAACTTTGCCGTTAATAACCCCACACGTATAGCCTTTATCCTCAAGATAAGTGCGTAGTAACTCAATCGTGTGCGTAAAGGGAACGAAGACAAGCACTTTGTGTGATGACTCATTGATAACTTCCTCGATAACTTTGAGGCGGTTGGATACATCAAACTCGATAACTTCACGGGTATCTGTGTATACACAACCACCTGATATTTGTAATAGCTTATTCATCGCAGTCGCCGCATTGACCGCAGTTACGTACTCACCATCTGCTTCCATCATTAGCTGTTTCTTCAGCTCGATGTAATACTTCTCTTGTTGTTTGGTCAGCGGTGCATCTCGTTCTACGTGCGTAACTTCAGGCAGATCAAGACACTGATCTTTCTCAAACCGTATGGCTGGCTGTAACAATCTATGGATGTAGTCCTGTGCTTTTGGCTTTGGCACCCACTTAAACTGTGTAACTTTGTACATCACAGAGTCACGGAAATGACTGTAGAACTTAGGGCAGTCTTTTGGATTTACTAGCTTAGCCAGACCATAGGCATCTAGTGGAGATTGTGCCGCTGGCGTACCTGTTAGCATCCACAACCACTCGGTGTTCTTCATGATGTTGCAGAGGACTTTCCAACGGTTAGTCTGCGGGTTCTTGTAGGCATTGGCTTCATCGACCACGATCATGTCGAACCCACCAGCCATAATCTCTTCTTTGACTACGTTGAGTCCGTCAAAGTTAATGACTACAAACTCAGAGCCAGCTTCGATAATCTTCTTACGCGCACGCTTGTCACCATATGCAACGGAACAGCTACGGTGCATTGCAAACTTAAACAAGTCCTGCTGCCACGCTGATTTCATAATGGATAACGGGCAAATCACAAGCACGCGCTTTACGCGGCCTAGCTTCATCAGATAATCAGCCGCCCAGATTACTGATGCTGTCTTACCTGTACCCTGTTCGTTAAAGCAGAAAGCCTTCTTGTGTAGTGACAAGAACGATGCTGTTTCTTTTTGGTGATCGAATGGTGTGAACTTGCCTGTCCATTCATAGTCGCGTTTGATGGTTGATGGCGGCTTCTTAAAAGGAAGAGTGGCAAGGGTCTGCATTTCATCGAGACCCCAGTGTATAGCCACTGTATATACGTCATCGTCTTCTTTTTCTAAGATCGCGCTCTTTTTGATTGCATCCGTGATGAGTTGCGGATTGCGTGTCCGTAATGTCAGGACTTTATTTTCTACGACTTCCATTCTTTTTGACTGACCTATCGCTGTTGCGAGAGAACGAACGGTTTGCCGATGCGCTCTTTACTCGCAGGTTACCTTTACCGTTAGACCCGCCCTTTGAAATAGGTTTCTTATGGTCTACATCTTTGCCGTCGCCTTTCTTTACGCGACCTTCTCTTTCTAATTTCCGTCTAGCGGCGTTGCGCTTAGCGCGATTCTTTTTCTGTTCCTCTGTGCCACCGTACTGTTCGTACTCTTTCTTGTACGGGCGTTTCTTGTTTACATACGGCATTGCTTTGTCCTCAGCGTTTGGAGTTATGCTCACAGTGTACTACAGGGCAAAAACGGCACAACGGGCCAGATATAGGGTTCCATACCCCTGAGTCCTCTGCACCCGTTAGTCTATCAAGCAATGGGTTAAAGGTCTCGAAATACTTGTTGCGATCTTCGATGTAATGATCTTTCTTTATAAATTCGTTACTAACCACAAAGCACAGAGCTGATTTGATCTTCTTGAGCTGTGGAAAGTGAACAAAAAGTGCGGCGGCCACAATGTCTAGCTGTTTAGTATCCGCGTACTTAGCGCTCTTACTGGTCTTGTAGTCCACGGAGTAAGCGGTATCGCCTTGGATAATCACCAAGTCAGCGATGCCACGCCACCAAACTTCCTTATCAAAGAAGCCACACGGTGCGTAATCATCATCCGTCAGCTTCAGGCCGAGCTTCATCTCGCAGTGCTTATCGCCTTCGATTTTGTTTAAGGCTTCTAGCGTACCCCTAAGATATGCGAATCGTTCGGGTACCGGGGTACCTAACTTGATGAAGTCTTCAGCCGCTTTATGCACTTCTTGTCCATAAATAGTGGCCTCACTACCTTGGTCTTTGACATCTTTCACTACCTTCAGATGAAAGTATTTCTTCGGGCATTGCTCAAATGTCTTGAGACTACTGTAAGACCACGTTGTCACTATTTGTCCTCCGTTTCTACGTCTTCTACTACATGTAGAAACTTAATCTTTGGGGTATCCTGCCGTAAATTATGGTACTCCAACTGTACTTTAGCAGAGTTAATCATCTTACCTGCTAAGTTAGACATTTCCGCAACGGTTTTGGTTTCTAGATTTCCCTGCGAAAGCATTTCAAACGCATTTGCTAGGTGTTCTCTTAGTTCAACTACATTTTTCATTTCGTGATTTCCTTTAAATATCGGTTTATTTTAATAAGCTCTTTGTAAGCCAGCGCCAAACTATCCGGTATTTCGTGCGACGACATACTAGATTTGCACACCATAAGCTGTTTAACGTAGCTTAAATGAAGCTCATCTACTCGGGCTCTAGAATGCTTATCGTTTAGTCTTTTAAACATTTCAGCATTTCTAGCTTTATAGTTAGCTTGAGTTTGTTTGTACTTTTCTGTCCGCCTATACTTCTCCCCTCGTAATTTATCTTGAAGTTTATTTTTTTCGTAATTAGCAAGCCTCCAGTCTTTTTTCTGCTTACGGACTTTCTCTGGGTTTTCTAACAAAGCAGTCCTTTTTATTAACCTATTGCAGCTTTTGCAGTAACTCGACACTTTGTATCTCATTTTTGCGTCGTAGCTAAACTCAGAAAAACTTTTATAGACCTTACACTTTGAGCATCTTTTGTAGTTAAACCCGCCAGCCTCTACGTAAATTTCTAGACTCTTCGCGCCCATAACATTACTCATCCTTTGTCTTTATATAGTTGTATGGGTCGATCTGCTTCCACATCATCTTTTGTAGTGCATCAACATATGCATCGTATGTAGCTTCTACAAACTCCTGCTGTTTATCGCTAGGGATAAACAGCTCTTGGAACTCATGCGGAGTGCAGTCGATCTCAATTTTTACCTTCATTCAGCTTCTCCAAGCGCTTGATCTCTGCCTCTGCGTAGAACTTAATCTTCTTCGCATCACGTAGCATCTTGCTATGCGCCACTTCACCGTAGCGGTAGCATGCGCGGAATATCTCGCCTATTTGGGCATTCATATTCTTGTGCGAAATCAAATCTTGCAGTTCTTTTGCACCGTTTGGCAATACGTAGTAGTCAGCCGAACTTCCGTCTGAGACAGTATGAGACGGTATGCGTCTAACAGGTTCGACTAAAGTATTAGTAGAATCTTTTACTTTACGCATGATTTTGTAGGCGTATCCGTATGTAGTACCCATAGCCTTTGCTATTTCTGCTGGTTTAGCAGTAGGGTTTGCCTTTACGTACTTCGTTACTTTCTGTGCTTTAGTCATTTTCATTTGAGTTACCTCTCTTTTTAGTCCATTTAGTTATTTCCTCCTCAAGGTGTCTATCTACGATGTAGCCCTTAAACGGAGGATTCAGTAGGCTTTCGCCCCTTTGTCTATACGATCTGGCCTTGGCCTCGTCGTCTAGCATCTCGTATTCCTCTGCGAGGAATAAGTACCACTTTGCGGCACTTTCGATTGTGATCCCCATGCTTTCCATAAGGTCACGCTCAACTGTTGGTAGCTTTCCCATCTTCGTATCCCATCCTGTATGCTGTTTCTAAAATAGTCATAAGCTCTGTCTTATAGTTGTATTCGACTTCTTCTATTACGGCCATTGGGTGTTCCATTCTGAATTTACGCATCTGTGGTGCGCTTGGAGCGTAGGCCACCTTGCCCGTCTCCAAATCTTTACAGAACCAAAATTTCTTCAAGCCCCGAACCTCTTCGCATGAATGACCTCTGGGAAGTTAAAACTCCGTTCGTACCGATGCGAGTATCTCGCTACCATCTGCTCGATTACTCTGTAGCTCCTACCAAAATGTTCTGCGGTTTCTTTAACAGACCGCCCTCTGCTCCAGTAGGTCATGATTTCCTCAATCGTTGCTTCTGAATGTTTCTTTGGATTCATCTTTCTTTTTCTTCCCGAATATCCGATCAAAATTTTCTTCAAACTTCTGCTTGTCCGTTGGACGTTGCTTACTGCCTTTCCCTGCCATTACTTACAATCTCCATATGAGTCGCCAACACCAGACTCGCAATCAAGCGGTAGCTCTAGTGCCCACTTGGGTCGCATCCGCATACACATCTCGACATATTCACGGGCTGTGTCAGCTTCGTCTTCCGGAACCAGACAGCATATCGCATCGTGTACCGTCATAACGACTTGGTACTTCTTTGCTACACGTAACATCTGCTCACCGATAACGATACGGGCTAGTGCTTGGCACACGTTTTCCACAACTTTTCCACCGTAGATACGGTTAGGTATAGTGGCTCGGCCTTTCTTGGTGTCGTACACCAATTCATCGCGTCCTTCCTCGTTGACTTGTCGTCTCAGATTTGGATACTTGATATAGAACCCGTTAGGGAGACGGATACCGTGTTTTCCCTCCACGGTTAAAGCTAACCCTCTCCCTAGCGGGGACGTTGCGTCTCGCTCGATAGCGTTTAGCGCATCACCTGCGGCACGCCAAAGCAAGGGAATCTGCGGGTAAGTCTCTCGGTATACTCTGATAATCCGTTGACATTCATCTGCGGGTAAATCGACACCAAAGGTTTTTAACTGCGTACCAAACTTGGCCGCACCCATGCCGTAACCTGCACCAAGGATTGTTGTCTTGCCGACAAACCGTTCGTCCTTCGTGATCTCCTCCACTTCCTTGCCGTAGATGGCGGAAGCCATAATCTTGTACACATCTTCGCCTTTGTCGAAAGCGTCTACGAGATCGTCTTGCCCTGCTAGCCATGCGAGCGTCCTTGCTTCGATCTGTGATGAATCTGAATCAATCAGTTTATACCCAATCGGTGCTTCCATCGCCATTTTGATAGCTGATGTACGGGGTAGGTTTTGCAGGTTTACTTTGTCGTCTCCGCCCCATCTACCTGTGTGCGCCGCATAGTAGCGTAGTGGTATGGGCAACGTGCCGCGATCCGCGATCTCAATAAAGCGTTGAGTACGGGTTTCTTCAATCGTCGATTTGACACCAAGCCTCGCTGAGACAAGAGCTTGTACTGCTTCGTTCTCATGTTCTAAGAGCGCCTTGAACGCTTCATCCGCCTTTGCGAACGCAAACGTTTCTTTACCCGTTGTAGGACTAACCTTCGTTGGCGGCTCGACTCCGCAAGCTCTAAGAGCTTTCGCAAATTTATCATTGCTCATTAACTCCTCACGACTCTGAGTAATCATGCTCATCAGTCGGGCTTTGTTTTCTTTAACGTGCTGTAAGTGTTCTTGCAGTATGTGTTTGTTTAGCTCAATACAAGGCTTAGTAAACATACGTAGAGTGAGATCAATGAGATTAAGCTCACTAACAGGAAACCTTTTAATAAGGATTTCAAAAAGCGCATAGGTCAAGTCCACATCGTTAATACAGTATCCAGCATATGCTTGTAGCTGTGCCTTTGGAAAGTCCAGACGCTTTAGTCCTAACGCATTAACTACTTCAGTGCCCTTCTTACCTAAACCGTAATACTGGGTTAGTGCGGCCAGACTTCCACCTACCTCAATAGTGTGAAGCGCCCGTGCCATGCACAGCGTATCTGCTAACTTCTTTGGGTGTATATCGAAATGCCACGCCATAATTGCAAAGTCGAACATTCCGTTGTGGGCAAGAGCAATGTTGTCTTCCCACGGGAACTGATCTAGCCACCGCTGTGTTTGCGCCTTAGTTCCGCTAAACCACTCAGTTTCTTCGTCGTTCTTCTTTACAGCTACGCCGATAACCTCAAAGCGAGGGTCACGTATGTATTCTTCTGTTGTTAGTTTGTTGAGTCCGTAGTCCTTCGCGTAATACGTCTCGAAATCAATCGTATAAATATCCATTGGCTCTTTGCGACCTTGCTATGCGTTAGGTGTTGGGGTCGGAACTGTCATCAACCTTTGACTGGATGAAGTCAGAAGCGCATTTCGATAAGCTACGTGCGACTTCGGTAGTCGTGAAAGGTATTGTCCTTTGACTATTACCACCAAACTTAACCCCGCCCCTAGGTGTAGGGCGGTCTTGATCCCGCAATAGTTCGTTCATGATGCGCTGAGTAGTCAGATCACCTTGGACATACATTAGTTTCTTGAATACTTCTCCGACTTCTTCGTCAGATAGGAAACCAAGCAGGAAGCACGGCTCTTTGCGAATGATCGCCTCGGCACGTTCCATAAGTGGTCTTACGATGAACTCCCAACGCTTTTCAGGGTTAAGCTGTGTAGCTCTGAACGTCAGGTCAAATTCTTCAGGATGGCTCTCCATACGAGCCATGAGAATCTCCATGCTCTTGTGCATAAGTAATTACCTCTAATACTTCAACGATATTATCTTCGTTTATAACTCTGGTTATGCCGCCCGCACTCCGTATGTCTCGCATCTCTTTTTCTTGTAGTGCAGTTGGCTTATTGCTACCTGCCTTGCACTCAATGCCGATGAAGACACCGTTGCAACAACAGATAATGTCAGGCACACCGCTACGTCCATACCCGTGCGTAGCAGGGAAGAAGTAGTACACGCCATGTTCCTTGAGAACCTTAACGATCTTGTCTTTTACTTTCTTTTCAGGTGTAGCCATAGGTCAACGGTAACTGTCATTTTTGGCAATGTCAAATACTTTTTTGGGGTGATCCGACTAACAAATGTTAGTCCGACCTGTTCGTTGTATAGACGTAAAAAAGCCCCGACTAGCGGGGCTTCGATTCACTGTTGTGATTCAGCGTAATTCGTAAGTACAGTCCGAATCATCTTCGTGTAGTTAGGCCATTGCTTGTAGTAGTCAAGCACTTCCTGCGGTATACGCACGTTTACGTGTACCAGTGTAGGGGCTTTCTGTTTTCCGCGCCCCTTCCGTTTAGGTTGCTCCATTGTCTTCCTCCAAGCTGACGTAATAATGTGTTTCGGTTTCGCGGTAGCCCACGTTAATTAGGGTTTGCCCATTCTCTATGAGCTTCAACATACCGACCCTGCGTTTTAGCAAGTCGGGTAGTGTAGCATTTTCGTACGTGTAGAATTGGCCGTCGTCTGTTTCCACGGCATACGTGTTCCCATGAATTAGAACAACCGCCCCTTTCTTTTCTTTCTCGCATTTCTCAATGCTCCTCTTAATCTCGCTATCCTCGTAGGCTTCTCTTAGTCGCTGTGTTTGTTTGTAGCCATGCTCTTCAGCTATCCGCATATACTTTTCCAAGTCACTCATCAGATAGTCAGACAGGTGATGACAAAACTTCTGGAAGTGGTTGTGCCACTCACCAGACGCGCAATACGCATTAGTGCCCACGCTTCTACGTACTGTGCTACGTGCTTCGCTCATCAACTCCTTCAGGTCTTTCGGTCTGAAGTTCTTGAGGATTAGCTTCTTCGCTTTGTCTAGCTTCGTAGTCTTATCCGCGTTGCCACGCTCACGCTTACCCCATATGCGATGGTTGCTGATTGTGTAGCAGGGTTTGTGGCCGTAGTAGTCACGACCAATATCGCCAAGCTCTTCGCCATCACAATACACAACCCATCGGTGCGGGTAATACTTCTCGTCAGCACACCCCGCATTGGTAGCACGTAGGTGATAGCCTCGGAACTCCCACTTAGGGAACTGCTTCGCTAATGGTAAGAGCAAGTCACCCATGAACTTATCCATGTGCAACTTGTCCATGATGTTGTTGTCAGCAAGTGTCTGATCGGACAGCATCAAGACCACGTTCGGGTACTCACTTAGAAATTGATGTTTGTTTTGCGACATATTTACCTCACCACTCAAACTGACCTAGTACGCTATCCACTTTCGCTTTTAGCTCACCCCGGGCATACTCGGAGTCTTTGATTACATCTACGTCAGTAGCCATTAGTGCTACTTCCAGTTGGCGTCTCGCTGACTCTAAGTCTGGGTCATTGTTCACATTCAAGTGACTGAGCAGACCGCACAAGTCCTGCGCGTTGGTGATAAACGTATCGTGGAATCTGCGTTTCTTCTCATCTGGTGCATCAGTCAGCTTCTCGCTCATACCCTTGAGTGTCTTGTGCAACCGACCCCATGCGTCCTTCATCGCATCGTTGACCCGTGTACTGAAGTCAGCTTCGTACTGCTCGCGTAGCTCGTTGAGTTCTTCGCTTGCTACGTCAAGCACAAAGTGTCCAGAGTCAGGGACAGGGCTAAACGTGTAGCGGTAAGCAAACTTCTCGGCTACCTCCTCAACGTGTGGGTAATCGCTAGCGTTGAACAGCGAACCCAAGTAGTTCTGACTGATCTGCACCAGTTGTGGATAATCTATTAGGAACTGCGAGACCATTGAATCGAACTTGGCCTTGCGATCATTAAGCTCCTGCTTGTAGTCCATGAACATACTCGTTGGTAGCATACGCGCACCAGAGTTTGCCCACGGTAACGTTTTAACGTTGTGCCATAAGCGACAACCTGCCGCGAAATCGGCAATCTCTTTCCGTTGGCTTGAACCTGCCATCAGATTCTTACGCACTTGGGCGGCTTTATCAGTGGCACAGTTTTGTGTAATCACTACGTCAGTAGCGTTCTTGTCCAGTTTGTTTGCAGTCCAAACTGAAATGTTATGCTCTACGAGCAATGCTCTTGCTGTAATACTCATTGGTAGTTACCTCTATTTAGTTATAAGTCTGACTAACAAATGTTAGTCTCATCGTTTTGGATTATTTTATGTCTGACCGCAATGCGATCCCCTAGGTCAACGACCTCTGCGCGTCCTTCGCCCACTTCAACAATGGAGTGAACAGCCCGACGCAATCTGCTTTTTGTTTTTACTAAAGCAGCTATAAACATGACGTTTGCCGATAGCGACAACGACAGTATGATTGCCATCTCCATCAGTTTTCCTCCGGTTTGCCCGCCAACTTCGCCATGTTGTATTGGCGATCTGTCAGCATCTTCATCTGAATTGGTTCGCCCAATTCGTCTTGGTTGTACACATGGTACGTAGTCACACGGTCATCTCCGTACCCTTTGCGCTTCTCCTCGTGAATCTCCGCGTCACGTATCGTGTCCCAGATAATCTGCGCTTGGTCGGCACTAAGCACGTATGACTTGTACCCAATCTCAAATAAGAATCTCATTCTATTCCGTCCTTTATGTTTACTGACTTACCCACAGGCGCAGTATGATCTGATGTGATAACCCACAAGATCGGCTTCGCCCACTCATTACCCCAGTTATGTATGTACCCATCGGTCAGCATGATGATGCAGTCGGGGTCAATGTTCTTGTCCTGCATATAGCTGTGTACGCACGTAGGGTCAGTGCCCCCACCACCTCTCGGTTTGGTTGAGTCTTCTAGCGTAGTCAGAGTCGCAGAGTCGTACTCCTCGTGCCCCGCTACTTCGTGATCCCAGTAGATCAAGTCCACCTTCTCAGGGTTCACCGTCTCGGCTATCGCTTTGACTTCGGACAGGAACACGCTTATCTCGTGTTGCCCAATCGAACCTGATGTGTCTACGCCTACCACGATATGTCCAACACGTTCGCCAATGAGCGATGGCATATACATATCCATACTCAGATAGCGTCTGTTGATCCTTCGCCACGAGCTTGCGTCTTTCGCATTACAGGTAGCGTTGACAAACTCACGCAGTACCTCGCGCCAGTCCACCTGTGGTTCTAGCAAGTCACCAAGTTCACGGCACATATTGCCCGCGCCTTTACCCGCTAGTTTCTGTGCAGTCATCTGGCCTTGGCGTAGTGCTTGGTCAACCTCGCGCTCTAGCTCTTTGACTTCCTCTTGGGTTAGCTCTTGCGCTCCTTCCCAGTCATGCTCGTCAAAGCCACCGCCTTCACCATCTTGTCCCTGCCCGCCGGAACCACTACCTTCCTGTTGCTCCTGCTTCAGTAGGTCGAAGACTTGTTTAGTGTTAAGACCTTTGTACTTTGTATCCAACAGCCCGTAGATTTCACCGTCTTTGCGTGGTATCGCAATGGTCTGCTCGTTCGGGTCTGTGTTGTGCAGTATCAGGTTAATCACGTAGTCACAAGCCATGTTCGCTAGACGGGCGTCCTCGTCATGTAACTTCTTCCAGATAATCAAGTGACGAAACGCTTTGTGCAGATTCTCGTGTAGCACAACAAACATAAGCTCCTTGTCGGTTAGCCCGTCAACAAACTCAGTGCCGTATATCTCGTCACGCCCATTGGTCGCGGCAGTTGGGAAGCCATCACGTACTTCGGTCTTGCCAACCATCATGATGCCAGACCACAACGCAAACTCAGGTTTCCGCATCAGTGTGATCTTGGCCTTCTTGACCCGTCTTTCAATTTTCGATCTGTCTAACATTTGTTAGTCCTACCTCTTGGTTTTTGCTTACCTTTGAGCCAACACTTGGCACACATCGCGCCATAGTTGTCTCGCACTACGGGCTTATCCCCGCACCACTTGCACTTATCTTCGCTCACAGTAAGTCCTCGTTCTTCTGTACCCAGTCAGCAAACGCTGATGAACTGAACGCCACTGATTGTTTTTGTGGATTCTTCGCTATGTTGATGCAGAAGCACGCTTGCCACTCAGGTTCAAACCGTCCCAGATACTCCATGAACGGTGAGATGTTCTGCTTATCAATCTTGGTAATCGCACCGAACACCAGTACAGCACAAGCACCTGCGCTAGTAGGTACATCAGCCGTCTTGGGTGACTTGGTGATCGACTCCCACGTTGGTAGCTGATCCTGATACTCGACATAGGCTTGCATATCTCGCGCACCTGCTTCGCCAATAGCACCAGTCAAAGCGGCAATCAGCGACTCTTGGTCTATACGATCCCGTCCTTTCAGTACGTGCGAGGCTCGCTCCAAGGAACGAGGCGATACAAACGCTGTCTGTACTTTCTTAGGGTTAAAGATGTACGGGTTATTCTCTTGCCCCTCGTCAGTGTATGACGCTAGTGCGTGTGGGAACTGATGCACCCACGACATGACGACAGGCTCAATGTCATTGTTGACCGCCCACTCAAGCCACTCCTCAGAGCTAGGCTTTCTAACGTGTAGCGGAATAATACGGTTGCGTGTATGCGCTTTAAGTACGTCACCAACCCCATCACTTGAGAGGTTGCCGGTCAAAAAGATAATTGACTCTGGGTGTACTGACGTATCACCAAGGCGCGGGTTAGATGACTCGAGCAGCGGGTGCAACATATTCTTCACCGGCTCGGGAGCTTTCGTAAACTCGTCAAGCATCATCAGCACAGGCTTACCCGTGTGCATACCGAACCGCCCATTAGGGAAGTATTCGGTTATACCTAACTCACGATTTGCAATCGGCATAGCGATGTCGCCAAGATCCAACTGCGAGCAGTCCATGTAAGACTTGAAATGCTCAGGCTTGCTGTCTCCGATCAGCTTCATGATGGACGACTTACCGATCCCCGGCTCACCCTGTAAGAAGTATCTTAGCTCTGGTGAAAGAGTGATAAGCGTTGCCGCTTGCTTCAAAGAAACAGATGTTCCGAATGTAATAGACATTTTAGTTACCTCTAATGTAATAGTTGTTAATGGTCTGGCTAACAAATGTTAGTGCGACCCCACTAGCGTATGTGTTCATTCCGCGCCAGTGTGTATATTGTACCACAATTATAGTCTTGTGTCAAGTTTCTAGCGAAAGAACTTCTCGTTCGCTGTGCTTGGTGTTTTGCCTCTAGGCACTTCCTTATCGTAGAAAACCTCCTCCCTGTGTAGCCGTAAGATAAAGTTATCAAACGCTTTCAGTGCTTGGTTAGGCGTACAGATCACGTTGTCGCTATGCCAACCACCGTTGTAACCACCGCACCATGCGGCCAATAGCCATAGCTTGTGAGACATAACGAGATCGCCCTCGTTCGCTAGACTCACCATCTCCACAATGTCATCTTGCGAGCCAAGCCCAACGTCCAGACTCATCTTCGGCAACTTGCGTTGTATCTCCCAGTACGAACCGCCCCACTGTGGCTCTCGTGATACCTCCAGATCGAACAACTCAACGAACTCACTGAACGCATACAGTCCGTCATCGCGTAGCTTCGACATACCTTTGATGTAGTCATAGATGCGCTGATACTTTTTACGCACCGTCTTGGCGACACCTCGGTTTACTGCTTTCTGCGTAAGCGTAGGCGGGTTCACGTATTGCAATTTGTAGTCCCGTTTGTATTGCGGGTAGTCATGATTCTTCACCCACTTCAGTATTGATGGCTTTTTGCGGAACCGCTCTAGTAACGGTAGCCACTCATTATCTAAGCACACCCACAAGTGATTCTTCTCTCGGCAGAACTGTACACCTAACAGGCTAGTCAGTTGCTCGTACACGCAGTTGTACAGATACGCCTGTATGTGTATCTCACCGTTCGGCTTCCACTTCACAATGTAGTCATGCTCATTGTTTGGCTCACCGCTACTCGACCACCCCTCAAAGTACACAACGTCATCATTCGCTAGGCGTTTGATCTGCATATACTTGCGCGAGCGCAGGTGTATCGGCTTCTGGTTTGTGCCTCGGATAGGCACTACTTGCTCCTCGTGTGTTAGAGCCTTCATATAGGTATCTAACGTAGGAAACATATTGCATTTAAACATCATCTTTCTCCACATTCCGTCCGGTGCTATGTACCACTGTGCCATTGTCGGTCTCCCTAACATTTGTTAGTCCTACCCTCTTGGCGCGAACAGCTTCGCGCTTTGCGAGGAACTCTTTTGCCTTCTGGCGATCAAGCACTAGGTTGTGCTTACTTCCTTTTGACTTGTGCATCAGCTTCCATCTCCTTCTGCTTATCAGTCACAAAATTCACCGCGATACGATAGATGTGCCACGGTATCTCACTGTCTGGCTGTGTTGATTGGTCAATCACCCAATGACACAACTCAAACAAATCCCCTAACTGCTTATCATCAACAGTCATTACTTCTCTCCTCGCAACAGCTTCTGCGCTGTGTCCAGTTCTTTCTCAAGACGCAGTATCCGGTCATCGCGTTGGCTTAGTGCCTTCTTCGCGTCCATCACAGAGCATTGCAACTGAAGTATGCACAACTCGCGTTCCCACGAGTCATACTGCTCCTTCGTCATTATCGCTAGCGCAATGTCTAGCTTGGTATCTGTTGGGATATCTTCACCCATCGTTTGACTCCTCTATTTGTATGGCAACAAACCCATGAAAGTCGTATCCGTCTTCCGTGGCTTCAAAGACAAGAATCCAGTCCTTATCGCTGTATTTCTTACATACAGCGGATATCTCATCTGCCCACTTGTCTACTTCGCTCATCTCACTCACGGTGAAAGCCTCCTTTGTTGTTGATGCCCTTCAGGTCTTCAAGGTTGGTGAAGAGCATATAGTTTGATTTGTGCATAGGAGCGATGGTTCGCACAGTATTCCTAGCTTGCTTGTCACCGCATACTAGGCAGGTTGTGTAGCCAAGCTCTACGCGCTTAGGGGGAAGTATGGTCTCGCCACACTCCCGACACTCATGTACACCACAGAACCCTGCGGAGCAGTGTTCGCCTCTGACTAACATTTGTTAGTTGCTCCTCTTATCGCTTCCGTCTGCATTGAAACCATGATGCTTGCGTATTGCTTGAGTCATCGGGTTGGTACTGCGGTAGCAGGTATAAGAGCCACGCTGTGGTGGGCGTTCAGTATGCAACTGCATCTGCATGAAGATGTACTGCGCCATCAGGCGTGAGTGTTCGTTGCCATTCTTAACGTGCCATGCTCGCTGGCGGAGCAGACGTTGTGCATCACGTGATAAGGACATAGTAGTTACCTCGTATTGTTGTGTTTTTGCATACCGACTAACAAATGTTAGTCAGATGGGGTTTGAGTATGTACGCGCCTCGCCCCATTTATATATTGTACCACAAAGTAACTATTGTGTCAAGTTTTCTGTTATGTATTGTTGTAAAGTTATAAAACACTACCCTATTGTTGTAAAAAAATACAACAATGCAAAATCCAGTAATGACGCGGTGTAGAGGTATGAAAATAGGTGTATTGTTGTATTGTTTCGTTTTTAAATAAATACATTTCCTCTGGGCAGTTTTGCTCTCTTTGCATCTGCATAAGTGCGTCCTATGGAATCCCTATATAAAGTGTTTTTAAAACGCAACTTTACAACAAAGCATACTTTACTTAAAAATCAATAACTTAGCGTATAACAATACAAAAACGGTTTTACAACAATACAACTTTGTACCACATTGTTGTGTTTTAGGGGGTTTGACTAACAAATGTTAGGCTTAACACATTAAATGCAATTGGCTCTACGCGGCTGCGAGAACTGTCATTCTGGCTAACATCGGTTAGGTGCGTAGGTACAAGGTGCGACCCATTCGGGCATAAGCTCAACGCGACTGTGAGAACTGTCATCGCAGGGTCGGGACAAAAAAAGGGCGACTCCGAAGAGCCGCCCATGTGGTTATTTCTTTAAACCTAGCTTAACCAGATCCACTTTCTGTGGGTCGTGGCCAATCTTAAAGATTACTTGTGACAAGAGATCCTGTATCTCTGCTTGCCTTTTAGTTTGTGCTTCCATGCGAGCATATTCAGACCACCGTGGATGGAGTGACACCAACAACCGTTCCTCTGGCGTTTTTTCCTTGCCACTGTTTGGTGCGCGAACGCCCTCGGCAAGCGCTCGCCCTGCGTTCTTAATCCTTGCCCAGTAAGTGGAAGGATTAGATAAATCCTTGCCGGTCTTGGCTTTAAATGCAGAGCGCAATGCCTTGTAGTAAGGACTCTGGAAGTTATTCCATAATCCTTTTTCCTCTTTATCAGTGGAGTCCTTGGCGTTCTTGACGTCGTACCACTTGAAGCCAGATGCCTTATCAACACAGCCAAAAAACTTATTCAGTTGTTCGGCAGTATCGTCGTCGGACAGAGTTGATGAAATCGCAATTTCCGCGTTAGCGATCAATGCGTCCTGTACTGCTTTTGTAGTTGGCTTTTTAGAGACAGCCACAGTCTTTGAGATGTTTTCCATTTTGGAAACTCCTATTGCAATAGTCAGAACCGGAGTGGCGCTGACGGTTATATAAGAACATATTGTGGTACAAAAAACAGAGTTAGAACCACAGAGACTAACAATCGTTAGGCAGACCACTGGCTCAACGCGACAAGTGGAACTATCATCAGTGGCTCAGCGCGACATGGAGAACTGTCATCACGGAGTGAGGACGAAAAAAAGGGCAGAGCCGAAGCCCTGCCCGAGTGGTTAAGAGTGAGAGTTAAGTGCTTGGCGTGTTCGATCAAGATCATCGTAGCACTGTTGAATTGCTTGAATCTTGATGTTGGCCGAGTCGATCAATGATTGATCGTGAGGTGTGTATGTTCGCAACGATGTTATGTCATGTAGTTCGTTGCGTAGTTTCTGAATCTCAAACTGAAGATCCACGATCTGAACAAGAAGGCGTATACCTTTTCCAATATCCATAGTGTTGACTCCTAAAAAGAAGCCCCGCACTTGGCGGGGCTAGTGTGGTTACTTCTTCAAGCCAAGGGCTTTCAGATCAACCTTCTGAGGATCATGGCCACAAGCGCGGATAACACCGGCCAGAGCGTCCATGACTTTCTTGTCACGTTCAGTCAGCGACTCCATGCGAGCATACTCTGCCCAACGTGGGTGAGTGTCGCGTAGTGTGCGCTCTGAAGGAGTGAGATCCTTCTTCTCACCAAGGCGAAGCGTACCTTCGATTTGCTCCTTGGCTTTACCCTTGACGCGATTCCAAACTGTCGAAGGGTTGGTGTACCGCACCTTCTTCAGCTTCTCACCGCGTACACCTTCCGCTTCAGCGCGTGCCCGAGCCTTGGCGTGGAGTGCGACATATAGTTCATCGCGCACCTTCCTGATGAGCTTACCCGCATCATCGGTAGCCTTATCGACATTCTCGACAGCGTACCAATTATGCGCTCCCTTCTTCGCACCGAAGAAGTCATTGATGACCAGAGCAAGCGAAAGCTCCGAAGCATCAGCACCAACAGTAGCCGAAGCGGTTTCGACGATCTGAGATTGAACGTCAGCGAAGGTTAGCTTTTTAGAGCTAGCAACAGCTTTAGTGATATTTTCCATGAGTAGTTACCTCTGTTATGGAATACCGAAGCGGGATTGCTTCGATGGGTTTATAGTCTCATATTGTGGTACAAATATCAGAGTTAGAACCATATAAGGGGGTAGGGCTAACAAATGTTAGTCAGACCTATGCGACACCCCCCACCCCCCTAGCTCACAGTTAGTTACATACATCGTCTATATGTATAATAATATGCACATTAGATCACCAATTTTGACAAAGCCTTCCCCCTCTTTAGACACTGTCTAAAAAAGACCCCCACCCCCTTGTATTCTGCGCCCGGTTGGCACGCACTCCGTTTATAGAAGTACCCCCCTACCTAAAAAATTAGAGTCCCGTTTCCTTGATATATTTGTGTTTGTTGCAAATACTCTGTTAGGATCACGCCAACTGAGGCCACAAACCGCCGTGCAGACATGCCAACAACTAAGATAGAGCCGACAAAAGACAAGCCAGTCCCATACGATACGTCGGATGATGCTGTCCCTACGCTGCTAGAAGAGCTAGCCGTTGCCGGTAATACCGCCGAATTGAAAGCTGAACTTGGTGCTCCACTAGAAATATCTGAAGCCGATGCCGAGCGAGAGAAGAAACTGCTTGAAGCCGTCGTCAAAGATAAGAGCACGAAGAACCTAACCAACCAAACCACCGCATTTGCAGCCGCTGCGTTCCTAAGATCGTATGGATCGACATTAGCGTTAGACGTTGCGTCTGCCAGATCAGCCATTACTAACAAGTTGATGGAGATTGCTAACTGTGGTGACACCAGATATGAGCTGAAGGCACTTGAGCTACTTGGTAAGCACTCCGATATTGGTCTGTTCACCGAGCGGAGCGAAGTGACCATCAACTATAAGAACCCAGAAGATTTGGAGAATGCGATCAAGGAGCGCGTCAAGCGGTTACTGAACGCTGACGTCATTGATGTTACTCCACTGGGTATGGACTTGGATGAGGAGCTGGGGACCTACGTGGAACCAGAACCTGAGTTAACGGGCATTGCGGCGGACTTAGAGAATGGCGGCGAAAGCGAGCGAGATTCTTGAGAACATATCCTTAAAGGATATACCGAGTATCCTCCCGGCCCTGACTCCGGGGGAGCAAGAGAAGCTCTTGGCTGAGCTGGAGCACTTGCAGGCCCTGAAAACCAGAAAATTGGCGCAGGAGAAGTTTCTTGCGTTCGTTAAAGAAGCGTGGCCGACGTTCATTGCTGGGCGTCACCATGCAAAAATGGCTGAAGCGTTCGAGAGGGTAGCTAAAGGTGAGTGTAAAAGGCTCATCATTAACATGCCGCCTCGACATACAAAGTCAGAGTTCGCCTCCTATCTTCTACCCGCGTGGTTCTTGGGCAAGTTTCCCAACAAGAAGATCATTCAGACCTCGCACACAGCCGAGCTTGCGGTCGGGTTCGGTCGAAAAGTGCGTAACTTGGTCGATCAGGAGGTCTACGCCAAAATATTTCCCGGTGTAGGGCTGCAACAGGACTCCAAAGCGGCTGGACGATGGGCTACAAACCAAGGCGGTGACTATTTCGCCATTGGTGTCGGCGGTGCGGTGACTGGTAAAGGTGCGGATTTGCTCATTATTGACGATCCACACTCGGAACAAGAGGCTGCGCTAGCCGAAATAAACCCGGAAATCTACGATAAGACCTACGAGTGGTACACATCTGGCCCTCGTCAGCGTCTACAACCGGGTGGAGCCATCGTGATCGTCATGACGCGGTGGTCTAAGAAGGACCTTACAGCTCGTGTGCTCAAGGCAGAGGCTGAAAGGGGCGGAGATGACTGGGAAGTTATCGAGTTTCCGGCGATTTTGCCGTCTGAACAGCCCCTGTGGCCGGAGTTTTGGTCCGAAAAGGAGCTAAAAGCGCTCAGGGAAGAGCTACCGTTTCCAAAATGGATGGCTCAGTACCAGCAGAACCCGACTTCTGACTCTACGGCCATTATTAAGCGTGATTGGTGGCAGATTTGGGACTCTGAGAACCCTCCACACTGTGATTTTGTGCTGATGGCGTGGGATACGGCCTTTGAGAAATCAAACCGTGCCGACTATTCGGCGCTCACTACGTGGGGAGTGTTCTATAAGGACGACGAGACAGGCGTCCCACAAGCGAATATCATATTACTTAACGCCTTTAGGGAGCGGATGGAGTTTCCTAGGCTAAAACAGGTGGCTCTGGAGCAATATCAGGACTGGGAGCCTGACTCGATCATCATCGAGAAGAAGGCTTCAGGTGCACCACTTATATACGAGATGCGGGCTATGGGTATCCCGGTGCAAGAGTTCACTCCTACAAAAGGGAACGACAAAATTACCCGACTTAATGCGGTAGCGGACATATTTGCCAGTGGCAGAGTGTGGGCACCCAACACACATTGGGCGGAAGAAGTCATTGAAGAAGTTGCAAGTTTTCCTTCAGGGGATCACGATGACTACGTTGACTCTACGTCGCTAGCCCTCATGCGGTTCCGGAAAGGTGGATACATCCGGACACTGCTCGATGAGGAAGATGAAATACCAAACTTCCGCCGACCGCACGCCGGATATTATTGAGGATTGAACAATGGCAATTGATAAGGCAGTAAACCAAGCCCCTATGGGCATCGACGAGATGATGGCTCAAGCGGCTAACATGGAGCCAGATATTGAGATCGAAATTGAAGACCCAGAAGAAGTTACCATCAACGTCGGGGGCATGGAGATTGTTCTCGACCCGGACGATATGGGCGACGACGAAGAGTTCGGAGCGAATCTCGCCGAAGAGATGGAAGAAGAACAGCTCGCAATGCTCGTCGGCGAATTGGTTGAAGACTTTGAAGAAGACCATAATTCACGCCGTGACTGGATGCAGACGTATGTAGACGGCCTTGAGCTATTAGGTATGAAGGTAGAAGACCGTACGGAGCCTTGGCCCGGTGCATGCGGTGTATACCACCCTCTCCTGTCTGAAGCGCTAGTTAAGTTTCAGTCTGAAACGATGATGGAGACATTCCCGGCACAGGGGCCGGTCAAGACCAAAGTTCTTGGGAAGGAGACTCCTGAGAAGCTAGAGGTCGCTAAGCGTGTCAAGGATGACATGAACTACCAGCTAACAGAGAAGATGGTGGAGTATCGCCCTGAGCATGAGCGCATGCTGTGGGGTCTCGGCCTCTCTGGTAACGCCTTCAAGAAGGTGTACTACGATCCGGGCATGAACCGTCAGACGTCAATCTACATCCCAGCGGAAGACGTTGTGGTGCCGTACGGCGCGTCTAATATCGAGACAGCAGAGCGTGTAACACACGTAATGCGTAAAACCGCTAATGAAATCAAGAAGTTACAGGTAGCGGGCTTCTATCGTAACATTGAGCTGGATGAACCCGGCGATACATTAGATGATATTGAGAAGTCGATTGCAGAGAAGATGGGCTTCAGTGCGACATCTGATGACCGCCATAAGATTCTCGAAATGCACGTTGACCTCGATCTACCCGGTTACGAGGATAAAGATGAAGACGGCAAGGCTACAGGTATTGCGCTACCGTATGTGGTTACTATTGAGAAGAACTCAGAGGTTATTCTCTCGATTCGTCGCAACTGGAACCAAGATGACGACTCAAAGCAGAAGCGCAACCATTTTGTTCATTATTCTTATGTACCCGGTTTTGGTTTCTATGCTTTCGGTCTCATTCATTTGGTTGGTGCTTTCGCTAAGTCCGGCACATCAATCATCCGACAGCTCGTCGATGCAGGTACCCTCTCCAACCTCCCCGGAGGATTCAAAACCAAAGGACTACGGGTTAAAGGAGACGACACCCCAATCGCCCCCTCGGAGTTTCGTGATGTAGACGTTGCCTCTGGCACGATCCGCGACAACATCATGACGTTACCATATAAAGAGCCATCACAGGTTCTTGTAGGGCTTCTGGGTACTATTGTAGAGGAAGGCCGTCGGTTCGCTTCAGCGGCTGATATGAAGATCTCTGATATGTCTGGGCAGGCACCTGTAGGTACCACTCTGGCAATCCTAGAGCGTACGCTCAAGATCATGTCTGCTGTACAGGCACGCATCCATTACTCAATGAAGCAGGAACTCAAGCTCCTGAAGAATATCATTCGTGACTTTGCGGATGACGAGTATGCATATGAGCCGCGTACAGGCGAGCCAGCAGACCGTGGGCAGGACTACGATAGCGTTGAAGTTATCCCTGTTTCTGACCCAAATGCCGCCACAATGGCGCAAAAAGTCGTACAGTACCAAGCTGTACTACAAATGGCGCAGTCTGCACCTCAGCTTTATGACATGCCGTACTTACATCGTCAGATGTTAGAAGTTTTAGGTATTAAGAACGCTGAAAAGCTCGTTCCAATGGAAGATGACCAGAAACCAACTGATCCAGTGACAGAAAATATGAACCTGTTACAGGGTAAGCCGGTCAAGGCGTTCTTGTATCAGGATCACGAAGCCCACATCGCTGTGCATATGGCAGCAGCTCAAGATCCTAAGATGATGCAGATGCTGCAGCAAAGCCCTATGGCTAAGACAATAGGCGCAGCCTTCCAAGAGCATATCGCTCAACACTTAGCTATGGCGTACCGCAAGCAGATCGAAGACGCTGCTGGAGTCCCTTATCCAACACCAGAGGACAAGATGGACGAGAACACAGAGCTGGAGATCTCTCGTCTCGCAGCCGCTGCAGCGCAGCAGGTACTCGGCAAGAATCAGGCGGAGCAAGCCGCTCAACAGGCGCAGCAAGCCGCTCAAGACCCAATCGTACAGATGCAACAAGCAGAACTGCAGATCAAACAAGCAGAAGCTCAACTCAAGGCCCAGAAGATGCAGGTCGAAGCCGCCGAAAAGGCAGACCGTCTGGAGCTGGAAAGAGAGCGTATCGCGTCACAAGAGCGCGTCGCTGGTATGCAGGTCGGAGCAAAAATTGCTTCCGAGAAAGACAAGTTATCTGCTCAACAGCAGAAGGATGGGCTAGAAATGGGTATTCAGATCGCCCGTGAAGCAGCTCAGGAAGATCGCGCTATGCGACAAACTCAACAACCAACAGGTGAAGAATGAGTACAGATCTATTGAAGTACCTCTCAGACAAGATTGACGAGGAACGACAAGTAATTGAGACGGATTTGGCAGCGGGTAAAGCTGCCGATTTCGCCCAATACAAGCACGCCACTGGCGTAATTCGCGGTCTGATGATCGCTAACAACATCTTGGCTGAAACAGCCCAAAGAATGGAGCAAGACGATGACTGAAATCCTAGTCGGCACAAACCCCGATAATCCGGATGAAGCAACAGCACTACCAGAAACAGCGGAGCAAAAAGCAAAGCAACTACCAGATCCATCAGGGTATCGCATCCTATGTGGTGTGCCTGAGATCGAAGAAACGTATGGCGACAGTGGCTTAATTAAGTCCGCTCAAACCATGCACAACGAGGAGCTACTCACTACGACGTTATTTGTAATGAAGCTCGGTCCTGACTGTTATAAGGACGAAACACGGTTCCCTAGCGGAGCTTGGTGTAAGGAAGGCGACTTTATTCTTGTCCGTCCTCATGCCGGTACACGTGTGAAGATTCATGGTCGTGAGTTCCGAATCATCAATGATGATGCGGTCGAAGCGGTGGTTGAAGATCCACGTGGCATTTCCAGAGCCTAAAGGAGGCACAAATGAACGCAGAAGCACAGAAGATTGATACAGAAGAAGATTTCGACTTTGAAATCGAGGAAGAGCAGGAGCAAGAAGTTGCTGAGCAGGACGTCCCCGAAAAAGAGGAACCTGAACTAGAGATTGAAGATGACACACCTGAAGAAGATCGGGGACATTCTCCGATGCCGAAGGAGATCGTTGAAGAGCTAGAAGCCGATGAGTTGGAAGACTATTCGGAGAAAGTTAAGCAGCGCCTGAAGCAAATGAAGAAGGTGTGGCATGACGAGCGTCGTGAAAAAGAGAAGGCGTTTCGTGAACAGCAAGAAGCTATTCGCCTTGCACAGCAAACTATGGAGGAGAATAAGCGCCTCAAGGCTAGCCTGTCACGTGGTGAAGAGACTCTCGCTAATACATATAAGCAGGCGGCTGAGCTTGAGATGAAGAACGCTGAGCGTGCCTATAAAGAAGCACATGAGCTTGGCGATACTGACCAGATGTTAGAGGCTCAACGGCAGCTAACAGCGGCTAGTTATAAACTTCAACAAGCTCAAACATTTAAACCAAGTTCTTTACAATCAAATGAGGTTGAGGTACAAACAGAATCTGAAGCGGCCAACGTGCCGACGCCAGATGCCAAGACACTTGCGTGGCAAGAGCGCAATACTTGGTTTGGTACTGACAACGAAATGACTGCTCTCGCATTAGGCTTACACCAAAAGCTGGAGCGTGAGCAAGGTGCTCAATTTATTGGCACCGATGAATACTGGCAGACCGTTGACACCACAATGCGACGCCGGTTCCCGGAGTATTTCGGGGAAGATGAAACGACTGATGGGGGCGGCAAGCCCATCAAGAGCGCAGAGAAGAAGCCAGCCACGGTAGTTGCACCAGCATCCCGTAGCAGGTCTCCAAAAAAGATCGTGCTGACTAGATCGCAAGTTAATCTTGCGAAGAAATTGGGATTAACACCTGAGCAGTATGCTCGGGAACTGAAGAAGATGGGGAACTAATCATGGCTACACAAGAGAAAGCTACTTCTAACAATAGACTTGCACGCGAACTGGAAACAAGAGCTACTTCGGAGCGTCCTAAATCATGGCAGCCAGCCTCAGTATTACCTGAGCCTGATAAGCAGCCGGGTTACACGTACCGTTGGGTTCGGGTTGCTCAATTGAATCAGGCCGATCCACGTAACATGTCATCAAAGTTACGTCAGGGTTGGGAGCCGGTTCGTATTGAAGAACAACCTCAGTTCAAAATGTTCGTGGATACAGATAGTCGTTATAAAGACAATATCGAAGTCCAAGGACTGTTGTTATGCAAGATACCAGACGAGTTTGTTGAGCAGCGTAATGCACACTACTCAAATCAGAATCAAGCTCAGATGGAATCTGTGGACAATAACTTTATGCGCGAAAACGATCCTAGGATGCCTCTGTTTGCGGACAGAAAATCCAAGACGTCGTTTGGTCGAGGAAACTAATTTTTTAGGAGAATGAGCAATGGCTACTACAGCAGCTCCATATGGCCTAAAGCCGGTAAAACGCGCTGATGGCATGCCCTATTCAGGGGCTACTTCTACCTATCTGATTGATCCTGCTGGTGAAGCTACTAACATCTTTAATGGTCAAGTAGTTACTCTCGGGGCAGACGGGTACATCGCATTGGCGACTGGTTCAGGCGCAGATGCTACTACTAACAACCTAGGTGGAAACACTATTGGCGCTATCGGCGTATTCATGGGTTGTGAGTACCAAAACGCAGAAGGTCAGCAGATCTTCAGCCAATACTACCCTTCAGGCACTGCTAACGGCGGTCCTATCAAGGCGTATGTTGTTGACGATCCAAACGTACTGTTCCAAGCGCAGCTTGACGGTGCTGGAGCGCAGACAATCATTGGTGCTACAACTACTTTCGCGGCAGTTCAGTCTACTTCTACTGGTAACACTACTACTGGTGTTTCTAGCTCAGCGTTAGACGCAACTGTTGATACAGCTACTAAAGCGTTCAAGATCGTGGCTCACGTGTCTGATACAGGCGACGCTTACCCAGACGTTCTGGTTAAGTTCAACCCTGATTACCACATGATGACCATGAGCACTGGTGTATAAGGAGTAATTAACAATGGCAATTTCACGCGCCCAGCTCCTTAAAGAGCTACTTCCCGGCCTGAACGCTTTGTTCGGTTTGGAATATCAAAAGTATGGTGAGCAACACAAAGAAATCTTTGAAACAGAGACTTCTGAGCGCTCATTTGAAGAAGAAACCAAGTTGTCTGGATTCGGAACTGCTCCTGTGAAGGAAGAAGGTTCTTCAATCTCTTATGACAACGCACAAGAAGCATGGACTTCGCGTTACACACACGAAACTATTGCTCTTGGATTCTCTATCACTGAAGAAGCGGTAGAAGATAACCTGTATGACTCATTGTCATCTCGTTATACCAAGGCATTGGCTCGTGCTATGGCGTACACGAAGCAAACTAAGGCAGCGGCTGTACTGAACAATGGTTTCAACAGCAGCTACACTGGTGGTGACGGTGTTGAGTTGTTCTCAACTGCACACCCACTTGTTTCTGGTGGCACTAACTCAAACGAACCAGCTACTGCGGCTGACCTTAACGAAACTTCTTTGGAAGCGGCTGTTATTCAGATTGCAGCGTGGACAGACGAGCGTGGCTTGCTCATCGCAGCTAAGCCTAAGAAGCTCATCATTCCACCAGCATTGCAGTTCGTTGCAACTCGTTTGTTAGAAACTGAAGGCCGTGTTGGCACTGCTGACAACGACATCAACGCAATCATGAACAACGGTGTTGTTCCTGAAGGCTACACAGTCAACAACTTCTTGACTGATGACGATGCGTGGTTCTTGACTACTGACGTACCTAACGGTCTGAAGCACTTCGTTCGTGCTCCAATGGCTACTGGTATGGACGGCGACTTCGATACTGGTAACGTACGTTACAAGGCTCGTGAGCGCTACAGCTTCGGCTGGTCAGATCCTCTGGGAATCTTCGGTTCTCCGGGTGCATAAGTAGCTTTTAAGCTACAACGAGAGGGGTCCTTCGGGGCCCCTTTTTATTTGACTCAACTTATTACCTGTGCTTTAGTAGGCATAACTAGGAAAAGGGTGCGTCGGACTGACCTAGCAGACGACATGCAGACAGGCGCACTAAACTCGCATGTGAGGACATCGCAATGGCATCAACTACCTTTTCAGGTCCAGTCACTTCTACAAATGGTTTTGTGGGTGACATCAAAGTTCCAACTTACACTGTAGCTTCTGCTCCATCAGCTTCTGATGCAGGTGCAGGTACGCTTATTTATGTTTCTAACGGTGCAGCAGGTTCAGCAATTCTTGCTTTCTCTGATGGTACTAACTGGAAGCGTTCTGATACTGGCGGAACAATCGCAGCAGCGTAAGAGGTGACTTATGAGTCGTTTTAAACCAGCTTCAGCAGAAGAAATGGCAGCTCGCGGATTAAACCCTGACGGAACTCCTCTTAAAAAAGCGGAACCGGCTGAGAAAAAGCCAGCAGCTAAGAAAACTGCAGCTAAGAAGGAAACTAAGTAATGGGTATGCAATCTGACGGACGAGCTACCACTGTAACCTCTAGCGGTGCAGTGTTTGGTGGTCCCGCTCGGATTATGGGTATCTACTACGTCGCCAGCGGTACTGCTGGCAGCATAGTTATTAAAGACGGTGGTTCTGGCGGTACAGCCCTTATCACCGTTGCTACCCCTGCGTCTGCTACAGCTACGAGTTATGTAGATTTATCAGCCGCTCCAATCCGTTGTGAGACCAGCGCATACGCTACTATTTCTAACGTTACATCTGCCACGGTGCTTTACGCATAAGGAGCTTATATGCGTGCTTATTACAAAAAAGGTGGTAAGACAGCAGCTTGGCAGCGTAAAGAAGGAAAAAGTGAGTCAGGCGGTCTAAACGCTAAAGGCGTTGCTAGCTATCGTAAACAAAACCCCGGTAGCAAGTTAAAGACCGCTGTGACTACAAAACCGAGTAAATTGAAGAAAGGATCAAAAGCAGCTAAACGTCGCGCTTCTTTTTGCGCCCGTATGTCTGGTATGAAGAAGAAACTTACCAGTTCAAAGACAGCGAATGATCCTAATAGCCGTATTAACAAGAGTTTGCGTAAGTGGAATTGCTGATGGCCAGTAAGATTCAGAAACTGCACGAAGTTACACTGTCAATGGAAGACAGAGATTTACAAGCGAAGGATGTACTACTTTTGTTAGCAGAACACGAACAGGAATGTAATACGCGCTACGAACGTATAGAGGAAAAGCTATCTGACCAGAAAGCGTTCCTTGAGAAGCTGGATCTACGTATATGGGGTATAGCCGCCCTAATTGTAGCGACTGCTGTCGCAGAGAGGTTTTTATAATGGCGAGCAAACTATTAAAAGCGGTTAGCCCACTAGCGGCAGCCAGTGGTGGAATTAAGAGCTTCGCTCAGAACTTCTCACCAGCGTACAACTTAGTTAAGGGTAAGGATGAAGAGAATGACTCCTACCTCAACAAGGCTATGAAACAAGGCGCGGCTGGCAAAGCTCGCGGCATGAAGAAAGGCGGTAAAGTTAAATCGAACCGTGGCGATGGTATCTGCCGTCAGGGTAAGACACGTGGGAGAATGGTGTAATGGCTATGGCACGTACAGCGGGACAGAAACAATACAGTGGGCGTAGCGGAGCATCTGCTACATTCGACACAGAAAAGCAACGCAAGAAGAACGAAGAGATGCAGAAGCGTCGTCCTCGTACAGCTCCTTTGGAGAGCGCTGATATGAAGTGTGGCGGCAAAGTACACAAGAAGATGGCTAAAGGTGGCAAGTGTTCTTGTGACGGTATCGCCCAGCGCGGTAAGACAAGGGCTCGTCGTCGTGCGTAGCTATTATAAGAAGGGTGGAACGGTTAAGGACGCTTGTTACCACAAGGTAAAGGCTCAGTATCGTGTCTTCCCTTCAGCTTACGCATCAGGCGCTATCGCCAAGTGCCGTAAGAAAAAGGCTGGTAAGAAGTAGTGGCGGTCCGTAAAACTAAGAAGGGCGCAGCGTTAAAACGCTGGTTCAAGGAAGAGTGGAAAGATGTACGAACAGGTAAAGAATGTGGTCGTGACAAAGGTGAAAAACGTGGTACGCCGTATTGTAGACCAAGCAAAAGAGTTTCTAGCAAAACTCCGAAAACGTCTGGGGAAATGACGGCTGCGGAGAAGAAGAAACGTATAGCCCAGAAGAAGCGGCTAGGGCAGCCAGCAGGAAAGCCACGCAGGGTGGCACCGCTTAAAAGGAAGAAGTAATGGCAACGTCAGGCACAGCGACATTTAATTTAGACCTCAACAGCATCGTTGAGGAAGCGTTTGAGCGTTGTGGTGTTGAGCTTCGTACCGGCTACGATCTGCGTACAGCACGCCGTAGTTTGAATCTTTTGTCTATCGAGTGGGCTAACCGTGGTATCAACCTGTGGACGATTGAGGAAGGCTCTATTTCTCTCGTTGACGGCACATCACAGTACAACCTACCAGCAGACACGATTGATCTACTTGACCATGTGATACGTACAGGAACTGGTACAAGTCAGTCTGATCTGAGCATTACACGTATTAGCGTATCTACATTTGCTAGTATCCCTAACAAGAACGCTGAAGGCCGTCCGATTCAGGTCTGGATTGACCGTCAGGCAGATATTCCACAGATCAACGTGTGGCCAGTGCCAGATGGCAACAACTATACATTTACGTACTGGCGTATGCGCCGCATCCAAGATGCTGGTAATGGCGTTAATACACAGGATATTCCGTTCCGCTTACTGCCTTGTTTGGTAGCGGGGCTAGCATATTATTTGTCTCTGAAGATTCCAGAGGCGATGAACCGTATTGAGATGCTTAAAGCATCATATGAAGAACAGTGGAACTTAGCTTCAGGAGAAGATAGAGATAAGGCTTCTCTGCGGTTGGCTCCACGTGAGTTCTTCTACTAAGGAGTAGGCATGTCGAGATTTGCTCAAGGCAAAAGAGCGATAGCCGTATGTGATCGCTGCGGATTTCAGTATGAGTTAAAGCAACTGAAGCCTTTAACGATCAAGACAAAACCAGTGAATATTATGGTCTGTCCTACGTGTTGGGAGCCAGATCAACCGCAGTTGCAGTTGGGTATGTACGTTGTTGAAGACCCACAAGCTCTGCGAAACCCGCGTCCTGATACTTCCTATGAAGAATCAAGGAACATACAATGGGGATGGAATCCTGTGGGATTGAATAATCCTTTAGGACTCAGTAATTTACCGAATAATCTTGTAGCTGCTTCTGAAGTAGGTACAGTAACGGTAACGATCTCGTAGGAGATATTGTGAACTACACTACGCTGTTTGAGACAATTAAGGGCTACGTCGAGAACGACTTCCCGAACACTACGTGGACCACTACCACGGGCACTAGCTCGGACTTTACTGGCAAAGAGCAGCTCGACACGTTCATCAAACAAGCAGAGCAACGGATTTACAATGGCGTACAAATACTCGACCTTCGTAAGAATGTTACTGGCGCGGTTACTACCAGCAATAAGTATGTCACTCTCCCTACTGATTGGCTGGCAACTTATTCGTTGGCTGTCGTAGATGGCGCGGGCGCTTACAGCTACCTGCTGAATAAGGATGTGAATTACATCCGTGAGGCGTTCCCGACACCTACAGATACAGGCTTACCTACGCATTACGCTACGTTCGACAAGAACTCGCTGATCGTTGGCCCTACGCCAGACAGCACGTATACCGTGGAACTACACTATTTTTATTACCCAGAGACGATTGTTACTGCTACGAATACGTGGCTTGGCGACAATTTCGACTCTGTTCTTCTTTATGGTGCTTTACTAGAGGCTTACACTTTCATGAAGGGTGAGCAGGACGTAATAGCGAATTACCAGAAAAGGTATGACGAAGCCCTAGCGCAGCTTAAAATGCAAGCGGAAGGCAAGAATCGTCAGGATATGTACAGAACTGCTCAAGCTAGATACCCAGTAAGGTAAAGGAGTAAACAATGGCAATTACGCAGACTCTATGCACCTCTTTTAAGAGCGAACTCTTAGGTGGTGTTCATGACTTGGATACAGATACGCTCAAGATGGCGTTGATTATCCCTAGTATGGCTGGCACTTATGGTGCGGCTACTACTAACTATTCAGACGTTACAGGCAACAGTGATGAGGTTTCTGCTACTGGCACGAACTACACGACTGGTGGGGTAACTATCACCAGCCCAGCTATTACTACTGACGGCACGACAGCTATCTTTGATTGTGCTGATGTAGTGTTTAGCAACGTAGATTTGGACGCTCGTGGCGCGATTATCTACAACTCATCGAAAAGTAACGCAGCTATCTGCTTGCTAGACTTTGGTGAGACTAAGACAGCTACTGATGGTGACTTCACAGTTGTCATGCCAGCAGCGGCAGCGGCGACGGCAATTATTAGGATCGCGTAATGGCTATCGTCGTTAAAGATCGAGTCAAAGAAACCACTACCACTACTGGTACGGGGACCGTAACTCTAGCTGGAGCATCCTCTGGGTTTCAGTCGTTCTCGGTTATTGGCGACGGTAACGAAACATATTACGCAATTATAGGCGGTGCAGAGTGGGAAGTGGGCGTGGGTACATATACAGCGTCTGGTACTACTCTTTCACGGGATACCGTGCTGGAGTCTTCTAATAGCGGTAGCCTAGTTGATTTTTCTGCGGGTACTAAAGCTGTGTTTGTCACTCAGCCCGCTGAGAAAGCCGCTTATTTAGAAGCTGACGGATCAAGCACGTTCTTTGACCCGGCTGGTACCGCTGTCGCACTTGCTATTGCTTTGGGGTAAATCATGGCGAATACATTTAAGGTAAAAACATTCACCGGAGGCGCTACAGCAGCTAGCACTGCCATGACAATTTACACCTGTCCGTCTGCAACACAGACCACGGTTATCGGGTTAACTGTTGCGAACATTGCAACCAGCCAGATTCTTGTGGATGTGACGCTTGAGAACAATGACGGCGACAACGTGTATCTTGTCAAAGCAGCACCGATTCCTGTCGGAGCTTCATTAGTGCCTATTGGAGGAGATCAGAAAGTTGTGATGGAAGCCAGTGACGTAATTAAAGTCACTAGCGATACTGCTAACTCAGCAGACACAACTTTGAGTATTCTGGAGATTGCATAATGCCATATCTTGGGAATCAGCCTGACAGCAACTTTACTACGACAACCGTAGATACATTCAATGGTGACAACTCAACTGTAGCGTTCACCTTATCTCGTTCAGCCCAGACCAACGACCTTGAAGTCTTCGTAGAGAACGTACAGCAGCAACCTACAACAGCGTACTCGGTAGCTGGCACAACCATCACCTTTACATCTGCTCCGCCAACAGGAACTGGTAACATTTATGTGATTCACCGTGGCGCGGCTATTACTAGCCCTACGCCTAATGCGGATTCTATTACCACAGCGATGCTTCAAGATGGTGTGATTACTCAGGCTAAGATCGCTGCCGGTGTACAGCTCGGCGCAGGTTATTTCCTTGGCGAGAACGGTGCGACAGGCGACACAACGAATGGCCTTGGTGATATCTTTCGTGTGCATGAGAATGCACTTGATACAGCAGTAACAATTGCGGCTAACACCAATGCATCGTGTACTGGGCCAATTACCTTCAACGCAACAGTGACCGTCAACGGCACACTCACGGTGGTATAGATGGCTAGTGAACTTTATGTAGAAACCCTGAAGGGTCTAACAAGTGGCGCAAATGCCAACAAGGTGATTATACCGTCTGGGCAGACGTTGGATATTACTGACTGGAGTCCTCCTGCGGGTACTGTCATCGGGCATCATCATCACACGTTTTCAACTCAACAACAAAGCACGTCTAATACGTTTGCTGATGTAGGCGATAGTTCATTTTCTTATACACCTAAATCAGACAATAGCTATCTGTACATTACAGTCAACGCACATATCAATGTGTTTGCAACAAGCGACACTTCAGCAGGCGGAGCGTTCAATGTACTAGTAGATGGAACAGCTATTAATGAAGTCGGTGCTAACGCCTATGAAATTTTTTCTGGTAGACCAAGTAGCCAAGAAATAAACGAATACGCCCGGTATATCAAACAAGTCAGGTATACCAATACATCAACGTCTGCCAAAACAATTAAGTTGAATTATAGGAAGTATGGTGGAACACGGATTACGTTTAATTTGAATAGTAATTTCACTACCTCAATTA